AATATCACCCATACCAAATGTTTCTTGTGCTAATGTAAATGGCTTATTCAATCTATCTTTAATCATATCTACCTCAGACTTAGGTCCTTGTATAGTTAATGTGTTATATACCCAGTTTGGCATATTGTTCCTTTCGGGTTGGAAATTGTTTATATCCAATCTTAGCATTGCCGTAATGGGGAAGTCAAGTCCAAATTCCCACGATTTCTGGGATATCTGCGTAATGCCCGTAATGTGATCAAAATCATACCGCAGCGGCGAATTTTTATGCAATGCGTTGCATATTTATTTATTGCGATCTGTAACGGACTTGAACCGTCGACCTCTACCGTGACAGGGTAGCGCTCTAACCAACTGAGCTAACAGACCAAATGGTGAGCAGTTTTTATTCTTGCTCAGGAATTTTTATTTATGCGATTGCTAAAACTGTTTTCACAATTTTTGCTAAGCGATTTTTTTCTGCGTTGATTTGTGCGTCAAATCCACTTGCAGCAGCGAGCAGACTTTCTGTCTTTCCACCACGAGCAGTGCGAGCCCAATCAAGGCGTTCGGTGAGTGCATTTAGTGCGCCCCAACCAGTGCCAGCAATCATTCCGTTGAATTCACCAGTGTATAAATCGTTGATTGTATCCACTTTTGTTTCCCACTTTTTGATTGCGCCTTTTGTATCCTTCTCAGGCTTTGGATAAGCCGCAAGAATGATGTCGTTGAATTGCTTAGCATTGACTGACTTCTCATAGAGAGCGTTAGCCAACTTTGAGAATTCGTCCATATAGAAATCTGCCATTCCTAGTGCTTGACGAGCAATAGCAATCTTTCCTTCTGCAGTTTGTGTGTGGCGAATTTTGAATGATTGCTTTACGCCACCCTTTTTCTTAGCACCCAATGCAAGATTGAGAGTGTTAGCGCACACAACACGAACAGGTGTAATGCTTGCTTGAATAGCAATAGAGCCATCGTGTGATGTGTTGATGAGCAAATAAGTTTTTACAACATCATTGACACCAGTAGGGTCTAGAACAACTTCACGCTCTAGAGCAAGAGAGCCGAATACAACACGACCACCCTTGATTGAACCAGCAGTTTCCCAGCGACCACCGCCGTCTAGAATGTTATCGCCAAATGCAAATAAATCTTCATTTTGCAATGGAACATAACGCTGACCAACTACACCAAGAATATCGGTTTGTGTGTTGTCGGTAGGATTAGTGCGTAGGACATACTGATAATCCTTATCAGATGTTAGGTGATTTGGAACTTCCAAATCTTCTAAGCGGACATTCCATCCATTTAGATTTGCAAGAGATAGCATTTCAGATGTATTTACTTCATTAGTAAATACGGTTCCTAAACCGTGCCAAGCAGGTTCACGGAATGAGGCAAAAGATGTTTTGCCGTTTTGACTTTCGAGGTCGTGCGCCATATTTTCCTTCTTTCTTTGTTGTTATTTCAAGTATAACAGGATGAACTGACAGATGTCAATTCGTATAGGTAAAAATGTCCAATTTTCGGTGTGATCAAATTCACACCCGTAAGCCTGTGGATAAGCTGTGGATAACCCGCCTCGCATTTCTGCGGGATTGTCAAGTCCTATTTCATTTTAGTAATTGACTCCCAAAAAGTGGGAGGGTCTTCATTTGCTTGCGCCTTAACATCATTGTAAGTTTTATCATTTAGTAATGCGGTGATAATAAAAAACGGCGCAATAAAGAAGAACATAAGTAGTAGCACAAAACCAATGCCAATTACATAGCCAAGAAAGTCATAGAACCGCATAATCTATTGTCTCACGCTTCTACTAGATTTGGCAAATCGTATCTATTTTCAGTTATCTTTGTTTGGTCAATGTCAGACATTTTAGATTGCCATAATGATAAATTGGATTCAAGACGGTCACCAAAAACTCTTACAAAATCTGCAAGGTCTACGGTCTCACCAGTCAAACAAGATTTAAGTACATCGATACCAAGGTACACTCGACTATCCCCGCTCCACCCAATTGAAACAGGTACCAGGCACGTACGGTACTCATCTTGAATCCAACCTACCCCCTCTCCACAAATAACAGCGTGTTTAGCACATCCATATGCATCAGGGTCATTAATCATAACTAGTACTAGATCTTCTACAGAATGATTCTTCATATATTCAACGGGGTCCATATCATAAGTGGCAACCTGGATATCCCGTGCACGTTCCAATAGCTTAGCTTGATCAAGCTTATAGCCAATAAATCCTCGTGTGCGTTCTCTTGACATATATATCTCCTATTTCTTAGTAGCGCTAAATCGAATGTCGGCCTTACCATAAACGCATAGGCCACAAGATACGCAGGCGGACCCATTGCTTGAGATTAATGGAATTGCTTTTAAATTCTCAGGACATTTAGCCCCGACTTTACCAGTCAACTCTTTCATCTTATCAGCGGTTACGGCAAAAGTTTTTCCAAGGTATGCAAGGCGGACCTCATAATCCTTTTTTAACTCTTCTCCAATTGTAGCATTTTCATCATCGGTTGAAAAGTATAGGGAAAGATTAGTAATCTTATTTAGAATTAGAGCGGCAGGCTTCACACGTGTGTATACCCAAAATTGAATGTCGGGATGATTAGTGATAACAGTCTTCCAGGCATAAGTGTAAGTATCATTAAAAAAGTCCCCGTCCCAGTGAATGCGGAATAACTTAGGGGCAGATTTCTTATCACAATCAGCAATAAATTCTACAATCATCTCATCTAATAGTCTAACCATAGTTTCGCTATCGGCGTCTTTTAGTAGGGCCCAGTTATGAAGAAGATTAGTCTTTACTCCCTTGAATAATTTTTCAAGTTTCCCAGCGTAGCAAACAGTCTCACAGATAGACGTTGCACCAGGACAAGAAAAATCTTTTCCTGCAGGTAGCCCGAACGTGTTCGCAATTGCGGCTTGCTTTCCATTTTTTGTGACAAGGTTAGCCACCTTTCTGTCATTAGAACGTTTTAGTTTCATAGGAATAATTGTATCGGAGGCCACTGACATTATAGGTCTCCCATTTCAGCGTCGGCCATACGTGTTTCCATATAGTCATCACGATACCAAATTGGATCGGATGAAGAATAGCCTTTCATACAGATAGTGCAGATAGAGTAGTTCGTGCAGTAACAAGAATTAATATCGTTCATTAATTCGCCTTTCGTTCGGGTGTATAACAATACTAGCAGATATTTCAGTGGATATCAATTTCTACTCGTAAGTAGCGTGTGATGTTGATCACATGCCGCCTCGCATTTTCAGCGATTTTGTCAAGCAGCTCGTATGTGGTGTGTTGAGCAGTTTTGGCACTTGCTCAGGTGGTCTGCGTCTTTAGGTCGGCAGTAACCTTGCTCTATAGTATTTCTGTGATCGCCCTAATCAGCCTGGCGAAAGCAGTTTTAACACTTGCTCAGGTGCTTCGCAATTTATCGTTATGCGAGAACGATTGCGCTTTAGTTATGCGCCAATTTTTACCATTGCCCACCGCATACCATTTTCGGTTTGCAGAGATAACTTAGTTAGGTTTGGTCGGACAGAAACTATTTCACGAATAGAACCTGTAACGCCTGACTTACCAGTTGTGAAAGTATCTCCTAAGCGGTAGAACTTTCCTTTTGTAACATCTAGAATTGGTGACATTTTATTTCCTTCTTTCGGGTAGTTGTTGTGTTGAGCCTTTTCACAACTTGCTCAGGTTGTAAGAGTTCTTACTTACGACATTGGACTAGAAACTCTTAGAAACTGTCCCTGTTTCGATTATCTAATTACAGATAACGAGCAATAGCATTGTAAGTGCTTGTGCTAACCAATTCCTCATCTGTCATTTTCAGAATACGGATTGCGTTTGACATTTCCTCTTTCATCTCACGATACTGATGAGAGTGAATAACCTCGAAATCCTTTTCAGGTTCAGCAGGGAAGTTGCCTTCCTTTGTGATGATGTCGAAATCAACATTGAGGGTGTTGTTCCATTGACGATAGTTTGTGCGTAGGTTTTCAGCCTTTGAGAAGTTCTCAATAGCCCACTTAGCAATTTCCTTTTTCCAAGCCTCTTGCTTCTTACCGAACTTTGCTTCCTTTTCGGTTTGTGTAGCATAGTCTTGCTCTAGTTCTGCTAACTTTGCCTCTAGTGCCTTGATAACTCTAGCAGTAGGGATTTTTACATTTATAGATTTGCCTCTTGACATTTGTTTCCTTTGTTAGTTGGGTGGTTTGGGTTTCTTACTATCTAATTCTAGCAGGGGCTACTGACATTTTGCCAATAGCCCCCGATTAGGATTACTTCGCTGTTGTCCAGCGAGTTTGACCTGCGACATCAAGTTTGATACGATAAGAGCCATTATCGTTCTTGACTACTTCTGTGATTGTTCCTTCTACGCCAGACTTTGCTGTCGTAAAAGTTTCACCGATTTTTGGTGTTGTCATTTTTGCTTCCTTTCCGTTTGTTGTTATTACAAGTCTAGCAAATCCTACTGACATTATCAAATCGTAAATCGGTCAAATCGGACATTTTTTCCACAAATTCTGTGATAAATGTCATAATGTCGTAACTTGACAAAGCCCTGGAAATGCGCCCCGCATTTTTATGCAGTCAGCTGAATATTTATTCAGAAATATTTATTCAGAATATTTATTTTTATATTTTTGTTTTCGTGAATAAACTTTTTTTGATTGCACATAAGTTGCAGCGTTTGATCTCCGCAATTCTTGAATGCGTGTAACTTTTTCTTTTATCATTTTTCCTAATCCCATTCTGGTAGCCAAGCGTCTAAGTGGTGTTGTTCTGCAATTGCGTGTGCGGGTGCAGTTGTTTTATTTTTATACAATACGCCTTCAGGCAATTCAATTTCAGTATTGCCATCGCCTGCGTGAATTGCATCTATTGCGTCAATGCAAGGTTGCACCATAGTAAGTGGAACGGGCGGGTAGTGATTACCCTGTAAGTGATAACCAATAGCCTGTTCAAGTGATAGGTCAAAGTTAGTTGCTAAGTCAATTGCTGTATTGTTTCCCATTATGCATTTTCCATTTCTTTTAGTAGTTTAGAGTTTCCCATACTATCAGACTTGACTGACAATTCACAATCACGGCACTGGTATTCATAGCGAATAGTGCCTTTTCTATACATACCGCCAAGAGTAGCAATACACATATGAGTCATTTTTTCTGAGCATACTGGGCAAGGGAATGAAATCTGATCCCCTAGCCCACCAATAGTAATTGTCATCTAGTTACCACCATTCCACTACGATAGAAAACTTTTGTATAGCATTTGCCAGTTGGCGTGTATAGATTTACAGTTGAATACTCGTTAGCCATTCCCCAGTCTGTAAAACTGAAGAAAGATTTCCAAGCGTCAAATTCGCTTTCATAGCGTTGCTTCCAATGAGGGCTTTCCTCATAGTCATACTGACAAGATACTAGATACTCATAGTCCATAGTTATGCTCCTTCGGGTGTTGTAAATAATTTTACCTCTTGGCACTGACAAGTTTCGACATCGTAGTCTAACTCGTTGCCCCAGAAAATAAGTCCTTCTCCGTGGCATTCATCGCAAGCAAATCGCATTACTGAGTTTATCATTAGATAGCACCTTCCTGAAATAATCCAATTTCAATGTCTAGTAATTCTGCGGGTGTCGCATTATCCAAGTTTATCCAACCCGCACCCTCGTTGTCAATTCTAAAAATTTCAATGTATCCCATTATTTATTCCTCCGTCTTTACTGCTACAGTTCGGTAAGTTCTGCGACCAAAATTATTGTATCCGCTATTAGGTGCAACCTCTACAAGATAAGTTTCGCAACCTTCATACCAAATACCTTTAGGGTGTTTTTCGGCAGATACGATTTCACCTTGCAAGGTGCGTGAGTAGTAGTTTTTTCCTACAAGTAGGTTTTCGATTGTGTATACATTTGCTGACATTTGCCAACCTCTTTCTTTTTGTTGTTACAAGTCTATCATTTGCTACTGACATTTTCGGGAAGCCACGCCGTAAATGATAAACTATTTTGTTTTTCTTACTCTGTAAGTCTATCAGAACCGACTGACATTTTTCTACCTACTAGCCAGTAAGTTCATAATGTGAGACGCTCAAGCCGTGTGATAAATCTCACAAAAATTTCCAGGTTATCCACAGACACTCCGTAAGTTATCCCCAGACACGCCCGAGTGCGGGGCGCTGTCGGGCGTGTTGCATTTAGTTGAAAGCTTGAGCAGTTTTAGATCGTGCTCAGGATTTTTATTTTATTTTAGCAGAGCGTGTAATTCTGGCAGTTGGCAAATTTCTTTTACACCGCAAGCATTTTGAAATTTTGCAAAATCAAAATTAGGATTATCAGCAGAAAACATTTCGCCGAATTCAAAAACCAAATCTTCAAAAGTAAATTGGTCAATCAAATCAGAAAAAGATTCTAGAACGCTTGAAACTTCAATAAAAGTTTTACGAGTATAACGAGACATTAATTTTTACCCCATTTCAAAGTGGCATAAGAATTATTTTTATTTATTTCTTCCATTGCATTTAGAGAGTCAATAGAACCAATAAAACTTCCAGCAAAAAGTTTTTGAATAAAACTTTCAGGCATTGTTGCAAGAGCGGAAATTACATAGTCGGGAGCCTTGTGCTCGTCAATCTCTGCAATTAGATTTACAGTGTGTGAAATTGTTATCATTACTTTACCGCCTTTCCTTTTAGAACACCACGAACACCGAGCAAGTCGCAATCGAACTTGACGGAAATACCAACAGGGAGTTGTGTTGGATAAGTGTTGATGAATTGGGCAACCGCACCTTTAGAAGGAAGGTTGATTTTTGATACTGAACCTGAGAAGGTTTCTAGTCTGATAGTGTAAGTCATTTCTGACCACCTTTCTGTTGTTTGTTTATAGGAATAAGTCTAGCATAGGGGGCTGACATTTTGAGGCATTTAGCCCCAAAAGTCGGTGTGAGATACCTCACAGGCAGTTGATACAATTACAACCTTTAGAGGAGAATAAATACTTTAGCAATTCCTTGCGAGTATAAGCATCCAAGCCATAAGAGGATTTTACTCCGCCATTATGGTATTCGTGAACGATAGTAGAGAATAGAGTTTCATTTAGTGTAGTCATTTGAGACCACCTTTCTTTTTAGAGATTTACTTCTTTTTCAATCTTTATACTAGTAAGTATAGCAGGGGGGTCTGACATTTACTGACCAGTAATCGGTCAAATCGGACATTTTGAAATGTGAGTAATCTCACATTATCTTTTTACGCTCAAAATTCCAGTGTGTTCATAATCACACCTGTAAAGACACGCCCGAGTGCGGGGCGCTGTCGGGCGTGTTGCATTTAGTTGATCGTTGTCAAGTGCAACACGAAATTATTTTATTTTATTTTTAGTAACACTCGCTACACATTGCATAATAATATTCACCATCATCAGTTACAAACTGAGTAGTGTCTTGATTACAAGATGAACATTTATTCATTAGTATTCCTTTCATCAGTTACACATTTACATTGTGTTACAAGTATTGTATCAGTTTCCACTGACACAATAGCAAGAGTATTGCAATTATCGCAAATCCACATTCCAGCAATCTGATTCATTATTACCAACACCTTTCGCATAAAGCAGTTATAAATTCTGAATCTTCAATTGACATTTCCATTACGAATTCATCGCAACCTTTACAATTTATAGTTATCATTTATTCACTCCAACCATTTAGATTTTGAAATTCGGAATAAGGTAATTCAATTGTGAATACATTATTATTTTTATACACATTAGCATTTCTGCCTATTGTGTATTTTTCTAGGATTACAGTAGCGATACCGCTATCCTCATTTAGAGATACAATTTCCACAACCTTGTGGTTTATGTATTTTGAAGGGGGCTGAAAGAATTTATCTTTAGCGATTTTATTAGCAAGAGATAGTGACATTATTTTGCACACTCGCAATCTTTATGAGTAGGGATAGAGAACAGATACTTTAGCAAAGCTTTACGCTCTGCAAAAGAAATTTCGGGGTGAAAGTTTTTCACTCCTCCGTGTTGGTATTCAAACACGATTTTATTTAGTGTATTTTCTGATAACATTAGGCATACACTCCTTTTGCAATTAGAGAATCTAATTTAGCAGATAATTCATCTGCTTCATCAGCAACCCACTCTGAAATTTCATAGTGGGACATAAATTCTGCAAGAGTCATTAGACCCTTGTATTCATTACAGGATACGCAGAAACTTTCGTTAGCGTATTGTGAACAGAAGGCGCAAACAATTTTGTTTGCATACTCTACAGGGAGAGTGTTTATTGTAAATGTAGTCATTTTAGACCACCTTTCTAGTTTGAGAACCTTTCTCAACTTTCTTTATACTAGAAGTATAACACCTACCACTGACATTTTGGGGGGTTACTCGCCAGTATTTTCAAAGTATTTTTGTGATTTGCACCACATAGACTTATCCACAGACACGCCCGACGCCGCCCCGCATTTTTTGCGATCTGTCAAGTAGACACACCGCAAAAAACTTTTTATTTTAGATTAATAAAAGATAACCAAATAAAGTTACGCAGATTATTAAGAAAATAAATTCTTTCACGAATTAATTCTCCAAACAAGCTTCAAAAAACTTTTCTTCGTTAAACCTTTCGTTATCTTTTTTAAACATATTAGAAAAATCTAATAGCAAACCAGCGGGAGCATTTTCAAAATGCTTATTTAGAATTTCAGCGGTAGCGATGTAGTCTTTACGTGTCATCATTAGTTTAGTCCATTCTCTTTTAGGTCTTTGATTACGGCAATGATTAGGGGGATAGTAACGCCAAGCATTACTAATTGGACGGCGGTAGTTAGTAGACGATTACTTGACATTCTTAGTTTTCCATTTCTTATAATACTTATAACCTACCGCTAATAGGGCGGTGGTAATTAGTAACTGCCAAGAAAGCGCAATATAGCACCATTCTGTGTCGAGCATAAAGCCGTAGTTATCTAGTTCAATAGTCATTAGTTCTGTTCTACCTTTCGCATATGGGCTACTACATTTTTAGAAACCTTTTGTAATTCGGATACTGTCTTATTCATTTCATCTGCTGATGAAGCCTTGAAATCAACGCCCAAGAGTTGAGCGCCGTCCCATAGTGAGTATGTTATTGTCATTTACTGTTCTTCTTTCTGTTAGTTTGTTTATATGATAATACTAGTGGATAGGGGTGACAAATGTCAAGATTAGATCGTGTGAGTTACGCCACACGATTAGCGAATACCCACTTACTTTCGTTAGGGGTAAGGTAGCGGTGAGAGATAAGACCCTCAGAGGCTACCATATGGACATATGCCATACGGCTAATGTAGTTACCATTAGCAAGGCGGAAGAGTTCATTACTCTTAGTGTTAGAGGAAGCCATAGAGTGGTTAGGCTCTACTACTACTGATAATGTATTTAGTGAATTCATTTTAGAATTCCTTTCTTTTTTATTCGGTTAGTATTTCTAACCTTTTTGCTGACCTAGTTTATTTGCTCTTTCGGGAGGCTCACCTAGGATTTTCTTTTATTTAGTTTTTCTTATGTAGTAAGACTATCAGACCAAACCCTGAAAGTCAAGGCTATTTGGTGTGATGTCTACCACACTAGGGCTTAGTGTATCCCTTACCCTGTGGGCAGTGGATGTCAAACTGACCTCCACACATTACACAGCGTGTCCACGCTGTGAGTCCCCCGCAGGTATCGCAAGGGGTAAGGGGGAAGGAGAAGCCTCCCGCATTTCTATTTTCATACAGTGAATTCATTTGGAATTCCTTTCTTTATTGTTAATCACCTTGATTAACTTGATACTAGTATCCTATCAGACCCCACTGACATTTTCTACTCAAAAAACGCCCAAATCGGACATTTTAAATGTGAGATACACCACATTAGGGCTATGGGCGCACTATTTGTCCGTTTTGTGCTACTCAGAGTATGAATCATACAAATTAAATGGATATTAACATTTTAGAAAAGCTAATATTGTAGTTGACTAGAAATATGATATAATTGTTTCATGAATGATCACGAAGATATGATATTAACAGCAGGCGGCGGAGTAAGTGAAATGACCATTATGTGGATTATTATGGGAGCTATGGCTATACATCACTTGTGGATGTGGTATAAAATGAAAAACCAAAAGTGTAAGTGTAAAAAATGAATTGGTTACAAGCTAGTATAATCTTTGGACCTGTATTGGTAATTTTGATTACAGGTTGGAAAGACATATTCTAAAAAAAATATTTTATTAACATTTAGATAGATCTAATATTCTAGTTGACTAAGATTTATACTACTATTCAAATGAAATTTGGGTGGAGTAGAAATCTTCATCTACTTCTTTTACGATATGACAATATCGACAGGTAACTTCCCCATCATTATCTAAGTGAAAATCGTGATCACAGCTCATTTATGCTCTTTCCTTATATGATTATTGAGTGTGAAATGTGCAAAACCTGATCGAACTTCGATTTCTTTTTTGCACAGATCACAGATAACTAATCTCATATATATCCTAGTCGACTAAGATATTATCGTCTTTTACAGGTACAAACCTTGTTTTCATATCTTCAGTATACATCATTAGGAACGGAACGGCAACTTAAGAGCTTTAGCTCTTCTTGGCTTAAATAGGCGTATAAGGCTTAATATAGGTATAGTGATAAAAATGCCACATACGCCAACTGCCAGAATACCCCTAATTCGTCCAATAGAGTCCAAATCAGGCAGTTTTAGCCCTATAGGGTAGTTGGGTATCGGATCGATACACTTTTAACCCTTAAATTGGCTGCTATGGATTTTTTGATCTATATTACGCTCTATAGTGTATATGCTATAAAGGGGTTCTGGTTTCGGCTCACTCAATTCCGCCGCTTCCCGATTTTATTTAAGGTAGTGCACCAGTTTTAGCTAAGAACAAGCCATACTCGTTTCCGTTAGTAAGACCAGATGAAATAGCATTGTAAGCAGTTTGATTATAATCTAAGCACCAAACTTCTCTACCTACAGCAACGTTTGGATAAGGAACACCTAGTGTTAATGTAAAGCTTGCATGCTCTCCAAAGGATTTAAATTTCCAAGACTGTGCTACACCTGCTGTTGCAGCATAATTCATATAAGCATCTACTTGTGGAGTTCTTGCAATTCCAATTGATGCTCCCATTGTAGCGTGATTAAAGTATCCGTAGTCAAGGTTATAATTGCTTGCCTCTTGAAATGATTTTAATGGCAAGTATGCAGGAAGACCTGCAACTACAAGTCCATTTGTATACTCTGTCCAAGATGGGGTTCCTGGCGGATAGCCTGGGTTTCCTGGATTACTAGACCTTATAAATAGTTGTCCTGGATTTCCATAAGGACTTCCAGCTGGGATACTTACAATTCCGCCGATTGGATATGAAGCACCGTTGTTATATTCTCCTAGGTAGTTTGGGTATTGTCCATCTTGTCCTGTGTAAAAAACAAGGTGCTCATTATCATCGATAACCCAACCAGTTGCAGAATTAGGATCTTCACGAACTACATAAACTTTATTTGGGTTAGTATTATCTTTTACAAAAGCCCACCAGTCAGCATCTGCTAAACCTACTGGACCTCCCTGATAAACTGCAAGAAATGCTGTTACGCTACTCCATGTTCCAAGGAACCTAGAATCTTTTCCTGGCAATCCATTACCAGATCCACCTGTTGATGTAAATGAAAATGGCATTTTATCTCTCCAAGATTAGTACAGAAACCGTACCTGATCCAGTTGCATAGATATCATCATAAGCACCAAGGTCTGCGCTCCAGATAACTCCAGGCTCAAGCTTAACTCCATAAGAAGATGTAGTAACTGTTGGTCCACCTAGATATATTGTTGAGGAGGCATGTGTATTTTGTACAGATATTGTATTGGGTGTACTAACCTGATCGGTAATTGTTAGTTGAACCGCAGTACCAGTTAAAGTTATGTTTCTAGTTCTTAGCATTTAATTTCCTTTATGAGTGGAAGGAATAAAATTTCCAACATGTATTAATTATAGATTAATTTACGCTAAAAAGCGAAAATCCCCAGATCTGCGGATATCTGAGGATTCTCTAATATTCAGGAACTTAAAGCTCAACCGAATACTTCTGTTAATTATACTAGAAAAGGTCGTCTTCGTCAACTTCTTCTTTTAGATCTACTTCATAATTCTCTAGCATTTGGGTTACCGCTCCAAAAGCATATATAGCAAAAGCAACGGCGCCTGCACCCATACCTAGAGCAACTGTACCAAGGAAGAAAGTTCTCTTCTTCACTCCGCCTCACTACCTAACGCTGGAAGTGGACCAAGTAGTTCACCATTACGATGAGCTTCGATCATTTTTAAAACTTCTTCGCCTTTACCGACACCATCTGCTATCAAGCAGAGAACGTCGTATATGCGAGAGAGCGTGATGTATGTGACAATATCGATATTATCATCAATTGTCTCAGATGGCTTTTCTTCTGCGGCGAAATCACTCATTAACGGCTAACACTCTTTTCATTCTGTCATAGGAGTTATATCCTATTTCTATAGTATCATTGCATTCAAGGCAATATAGATAGATTGTATCATCATGTCTTAAATTTGGCAATAGTGGACGATTGTCCTTCTCGCAAAAAAGTTCACTAGGGTAACGCTTTATAAATTCACGGACAATTTTGATGTCCATTATTTATTGCTTTCTGGATTGTCCCATTTACATTGCAATGGCTTAAAGGTATCTGGGTATTTAGACATCCACTCTTTAGTCCTTGGAGTAAGTCCATGCCATGACGACCAGTTTTCTCCTCCAGCACTCATGTGAAATGCAATCGTTGCATTAGTCCATGGATCCAACAGGTCTTTATCATAAGTCAAATTAAATTTCTCTCTTCGATCTGCTCCCATAGATCCAAGCATATTGATCTGGAAAACTCCATAGGAGCTGTCTCCAGTTTTTCTGTTACCGTTGTATGCCAGTGGTCGGCCATTAGATTCTTTCTTTGCAACTGCCCATGCTTCAATAAGGTCACGGCCCTTGAAACCAGCGCAGTATAATAGTTGAGATAAGTCTTCATCACTAAGTGATTTAACGCTCTTAAAGTCCTCTATAAAGGCGTATTGTGCTTGTGGTACATCATTTGATATACTTGTTTGAGCAACAGCGTTGTTAAATCCTGGAAAGCTAGCACATACTAGTGCAATCATTCCCAATTTAAGGGCTGTGTCTCTTATGGTTTTATTTTTCATAAGGTATTAATCATAACCTATTAGTAGAAAGGCTGTCAAGTCGTGATTTTAAGTTTTAACACTAATCCAGGAAATTTAAATATTTCTACAGGTTATGGATATGCGGGATATCATATTGTAACAAGTCTACAGAAACTAGGATACAAAGTTCCTTTTAAATACAAGGGTGCTAAAGTTCAATTAAATTTTAGTCAACCACAATTTTTTGATTTAAATAAAGATCAATATCAAATTGGATATATGCCATGGGAATCGACTCAATTACAAGAGGGTTGGCTAGAAGCATTAAATGAATGTGACGAAGTATGGGCGACATCTCCTTGGGTAAAACAAGTTTATGAAAAATGTGGAGTAACTCCACCAGTACATGTTTACGAACATGGAATTGAAAATATTTGGCAACCAATTAAAAGATATAGAAAAGATGGACCATTAAGGTTTTTACATGTTGGAGAACCAGCACCTAGAAAATCAGGACAGATGACTTTCGAAGCTTTTGTTGATGTTTTTGGAAATGATCCAGATTATCGTTTAACTATTAAATCTTATAAATATAATACTATAAGAGTATATAATAAATATAATAATATTATAGATAGTACTTTAACTAAAACATATAATAATATTTCAATTATACCTGAAGAAGTTTCTACAAGTCAAATGGTAGGCATTTTTAACTCTCATCACTGTTTAATCTATCCATCTTGGGGAGAAGGTTTTGGTTTCATACCGCTTCAAGCTCTTGCAAGTGGAATGCCAGTAATTTGTACTGAAGAGTGGGCACCATATAAAAAATTCTTAGGACCGCTAGCACTTAAATCTCAATATGTAGAATCTCCTTGGCAACACCCTCACCCTGGACTAATGGTTGAGCCTTCATACGAAGATCTTTGCGATTTGCTAAGAAAGACTGCTAACGAGTATAATACTATTGCGGACTATTATTATGAGCAGGCTGCGGAAGTTGGTAAAGCATACGATTGGTTGCAGTTGACTGATAATGCTTTCTCAAGATTAAAAGAAAAATTTTAAAAGTTTTAGTTCTTTAAAAAAAAGTCACTATACTTAGTATTACCAATAAAATTAAACCCAACATGTGGGACTAGAGGAGTATTCTAAAATGCAAGATGTAATTAAAAATCCATACGAGAACTTTATCGCTCTGAGCCGTTATGCAAGATGGCTACCAGATCAAAACCGTCGTGAAACTTGGGGAGAGACAGTAGATCGATTTGTTTTGTATATGACAAATCACCTTAAGAACGATTATAACTATGAACCTTCTGCTAGCCTAACTCTAGAGATTCGTGATGCAATTTTTAATAGAAACATCATGCCTTCTATGAGAGCTGTGATGACAGCAGGTCAAGCTTTAGATAGAGATAATGTTGCTGGATACAATTGTTCTTTCTTGCCAGTCGATTCAATGCGTTCTTTTGACGAAGCAATGTATATCTTGATGTGCGGAACAGGTGTTGGATTTTCAGTAGAGTCAGTTTACATTGACAAGTTACCAATTGTTAACGAACACTTTGAAAAAACAGATACAACAATTATAGTTGAAGATTCTAAAGCTGGTTGGGCAAAAGCACTTCGTGAACTTCTTGCTTTGTTATGGCAAGGACAAATTCCTACATGGGATGTTTCGCAGGTACGTCCTGCAGGTGCAAGACTAAAGACATTTGGTGGACGTGCATCTGGTCCAGAACCATTGGTAAATCTTTTTGAATTTTGTATTACAACAGTTAAGCATGCGGCAGGAAGAAGATTACGTTCGGTAGAAGCACATGACATTATGTGTAAGATTGGTGAAGTAGTTGTAGTTGGTGGCGTTCGTCGTTCTGCATTAATTTCACTTTCTGATCTTCGTGATACAGACATGGCAAAAGCAAAGTCTGGTGCTTGGTGGGAGGCAACTGGGCATCGTGCACTTGCAAATAACTCTGTTGCTTATCAAGAGCGTCCATCAATGGCTGATTTTATTGCTGAGTGGAAAAATCTTTATGATTCAAAATCTGGAGAGCGTGGCATTTACAATGTTAAGGCTGCACAAAAGCAAGCAGCTAAATATGGTCGTAGAGATGAAACAATTCGTTACGGAACTAATCCTTGTTCTGAAATTATTTTGCGTCCGTATCAATTTTGCAATCTTTCAGAAATTATTGTCCGTGAAGAGGATGATGAAAAAACATTAACTCGTAAAGTAGAGCTAGCAACCATTCTTGGGACATGGCAATCAACACTTACTAACTTTAAGTACCTTCGCAAAATCTGGAGAGAAAATACAGAAGAAGAAAGACTACTTGGCGTTTCTATTACTGGGCAATTTGGAAATCAACTAATGTCTGGCAAGAAAGGCATGGACAAACTTTCTAAGGTTTTGAATTCACTAAGAGAGATTGCTGTATCTACAAACGTTGAAGAGGCTGGAAAGATTGGTATTAATCCTTCTGCAGCAGTTACTTGCGTTAAGCCTTCAGGAACTGTTTCACAGCTCACTGGAGTATCTTCTGGTATGCACCCATGGCACAACGAATATTACATCCGTACAGTCCGTGGAGACAAGAAAGATCCGCTAACTCAATTTTTAATGGAGGCAGGAGTTCCAGCAGAAGATGACTTTATGAATCCTACTCAAACAAAAGTATTTTCATTCCCTATCAAAGCTCCAAAGGGTGCTGTATTAAGAAATGATCTTACTGCTATTGAACACTTGAATATTTGGCTAACATATCAAAGAGATTGGTGTGAGCATAAGCCTTCTATTACTGTTTCAGTTCGTGATGAAGAGTGGATGGAAGTTGGTTCTTGGGTTTGGGATCACTTTGACGAAGTTTCAGGAATTTCGTTCTTGCCATACTCTGACCACACTTACAAGCAAGCCCCTTATCAGGATGCTACAGAGCAGGAATACTTAGACGCCGTTGCAAAGATGCCAGAAGAAATTCATTGGTCAATGCTAACTCTTTATGAGACAGAAGACTCAACTACTGGAAGTCAAAATCTGGCATGTTCAGCTGATGCTGGATGCGAAGTGGTAGACATTAACTAGTCTGCCTTTAGCGTTTATATATGCTAAAATTAGATTAATACCACTGGAGCGTAAATGCCATTTTTAACTAAGAATTTTAATGTAGACGAAGGCGCTACACTGACTTTCACTATCTTTTGGAAAGATCCAAATGATATTCCAATTAATATAACTGGTTATTCCGCAAAAATGCAGGCAAGAGATAAGCAAGGCGGAAAGATACTTTGCTTTACTTTAACCCATACAGATGGAATAGCTATAAATGGCCCACTCGGAAGAATTAGCGTAACAGTATCTGCAGAAAGAACTACTAAGCTAGTTTATCCAAAGTCATTCTATGATCTAGTTCTCACCGCCCCAGATGGAGTTACCAAGACACGAATTCTTGAAGGAACACTTAGTGTTTCAAAGGCGGTTACAGTCTAATGGCTGAAATTACGGTTGTAGACAACTCAAACATTATTAATGTCACACAGGTTGACAATCAAGTAATCCTTTCAGACTCTGGAATTCAAGGTCCATCTGGAAGAACTATTCTTAATGGCTCTGGAGCTCCCGCTGACGGAGTTGGAGTAACTGGAGACTTCTATTTTGACGTAGTTTCAAATAAGTTCTACGGACCTAAGCTCACAGACAACTCTTGGCTTAACGCCAAATCTATAATTCTTACACAAGAGGTTTCAGAAAAGATTTCCTGGAGCCTTGCCCAAGTTAGTTCTACCCCTGATGCAGATGGCTATTACACAGTCACTCTTACTACATCTTTAGTTTTCCAGCCAAATGTTACAGTTATTGATAGCGGCGGCAATGCATTCGAAACTGGAGTACAGTATAATGAGAGTAATAAAACTGTGAAGCTTTTCATGACTTCTAGGTTTTCTGGGACAGCCTACCTGTCCTAAAGGGAGATAAAAAATGGCTAGACAGTTTCTTATAGACATTGATTTAAAGCAAAATGAATTACGCAATGCCGTAATCCATAACCTAGGCACAGCCCCACTAAGCGGAAAAGCTGGACAGGTTTATTACAACACTGCATCAAATCAACTATTCTTCCACAATGGAACTAGCTGGCAATCAGCTGGTCAGATTAGTATCACACTCGGCGGAGATTTAAGTGGTACAGCTTCTACAAACGCATCAGGTCAAATAACTCTTAATGCAACAATTGAACCAAACTCCGTTGCTCTCGGCACAGATACTTCTGGAAATTATGTTGCAACACTTTCTTCAACAGACTCACATTTAACTATTGCAAACTCTGGAACAGAGACTGCAGCTGTAACAATTGTTACAAACGCAACAGCGCTAAATACAGCTTCAGCAATAGTATCTAGAAATTCAAATGGCGATTTTGCTGCTGGAACAATTACAGCTAACTTAACTGGTAATGTAACTGGAAATCTAACTGGAGACGTTAAGAATACAGATGGCACAACCATCTTGGATTCTGGAAACTCTAATGCTAGAGCAGTATTTACTGGAGATGTTTCTGGAAATGCTTCTACAGCAGATACCTTATTAGTAGCACGTAAAATTGAACTTGATGGTGACGTCAAGGGAGAAGTTAATTTTAATGGATCTCAGAATGTAGTAATTACAACCGCAATTCAACCAAACTCAGTAGCACTTGGAACTGATACAACTGGAAATTATGTAGCTGGAATTTCTGGAACTACTAACCAGATTTCAGTAACTGGCTCAGGTTCTGAGTCTGCAGCAGTAACAATAGGTTTACCAGATAACGTAGAAGTTGTTGGAAACTTACAGGTTGGCGGAAACTTAAATGTTGTTGGAACAGTTAACTCAGTTAATACAACTCAAGTCAACATTGTCGATAACAAGATTAATCTTAATACATCTTTCACTGGAGTTCCTACAACAGATGCTGGAATTCGTGTAGAGCGTGGAGATGCCGCTGATGTTGAAGTTTTATGGAATGAAACTGATGACAAGTGGACACTTACAAATGATGGATCTAACTACCACCATATTGTTAGAAAATATGCAGAGACACTTTCAACCTCACTTGCTACCTACACTATTTCACACATGTTAGGTTCACAAGATGTTGTAGTTCAAGTATTTGAAACAGGCGGTTCTAAAGAGCAAGTAGAAGTTGGAGTAGAGCATTTTTCTCCGACACAAGTTAAACTACAGTTTGCTACCGCACCAACAGCTGGAGCTTATAGAGTCGTAATCACTGGATAAGGAGTTAGTATATGTCATCTATAAAAAGACTAGTACCACTTCATGCAGTTGAATTATCAACAGACCCAGCCAATGGAAGAATTGGCGATATTTATTATAATAGTGCTGTAAAAGAATTAAGATTTTATGATGGAAGCTCATGGCAACCTGCTGGTGGAGCACTTAGTGGTATTTTAGATCACGTACACACTTATGATGGAGAAATTTATTCTGTAGAAAATGTTCAAATTCCAAATCCAGGATTTATTGATGGCGGAGATGCATAATGTCATCAGTTATAAGATTACGAAGAGGAACATCTGCTCAATGGGCAACATCAACAATAGTTCTTGCTACCGCTGAACTTGGTTTAGATACAACTTTAAATAAATTAAAAGTTGGAAATGGCATGTATACATGGCCAAATCTTCCTTTTATAAATGTTCTACCTTCAGAGCTTGCTGAACTATCTCAAGATGCTATAAATAGCGCTTTAGTCATGGGACTACATATGTCAAAGACATATGACGATGCTGCAAATACAATAACAATTGCCTCTACTCTTACAAATGTAGATAATACATCTGATGCAAATAAGCCTATATCTACAGCCACCGCAACCGCATTAAATCTTAAAGCACCATTAGCAAATCCAGCATTAACGGGAATACCAACTGCTCCAACTGCAACGGATACAACTAATACAACACAGATTGCAACAACAGAGTTTGTTAAAACTGCCGTCGCAAATCTTGTTAACTCAGCGCCAGAAGCATTAAATACTCTTAAAGAATTATCAGATGCACTGGGTGCCGATTCAAATTATGCAAGCACAATATCTACTGCTTTAGGACTAAAAGCTCCTTTAGCTTCACCAACATTTAGCGGAACAGTATCTTTACCATCGAATACATCTATTGGGACAGTTAGCTCAACAGAAATTGGATATGTATATGGTGTTACATCATCAATTCAGAATCAAATAAATTTAAAATCTCCACTAGCAAATCCAACATTTACTGGAACAGTAAATGGTATTACAAAAACAATGGTTGGCCTAGGAAATGTAGATAATACTTCAGATTTAGATAAACCAGTATCATCTGCAGCTTCACTTTTGCTTGGACAACTACAAACATCACTAACGGATGGACTTGCAGCTAAAGTTGATAAGGCAACTATCCCATCAATTAAATCTGATACAGCATATACAATTAGCAATCAAACAGATAGATATAATAGACTTGAATTTGATTCTTCATCACCAATTACTGTAACTATTCCAACAAATTTAAATGATCCTTGGCCAGTAGGTTCAAGCTGTGAAATTATGCAGGCTGGAACTGGGAAAATTACTGTAGTTGGTCAATCTGGTGTAACTTTAAATGCACCAGACAATCAATTTAAAACCAGAGTTCAGTGGAGCACACTTATCCTTGAAAAAAGAAGCCAAAATAGTTGGCTAGTATCGGGAGACTCTGATCTATAATGGGATTATCAAGAAAAAAAAGAAACATTGTATCTTCAAGGTTAAAAGCTTTTGTATTCTTTCAAGATAGTTTTAATAATTATTTTAAAGGCGGATGGAAATTTAGAAGAGGTGAATGGGTAGCCCAGACATCTAAAGCAAGCACTGCATATAGCTCTTCTCTTTATCCAATGGCTTCAGTCCCAATGAAAGATACAAATGTAACTATTTCTATTAAAGACCCAGGCGTTGGTGCAGGTGCCGCTCTTTGGGTTACAGACGATGGAAACTGGTATGGACTAGTATCTTCACAAACATTAAGTTCTGGAACTGGTGGATGTGTTTCTGCAAACCCATACAATCCTTGTGGATCTACAAATCCATGCCAACCAACTGGAGGTAATTGCGTCTCATCTGGTGGAAATTGTATTGCTACTGGAGGATGCTCTGGAACTGGCGGAAACTGCGTGGCAACTGGTGGTGAGTATTGTTGTGAATATCCAGAGTGCGTAGCAACTGGAGGAACCTGTAATCAAACTGGCGGAAACTGCATAAGCTCAGGAGGTAATTGTAATACTGGTGGTGGTAATTGTAATACAGGAGGCGGTAACTGTCGCTCTGCTACTGGCGGAAACTGTAATGCAGGAACTGGAGGAAATTGTAGAACCTTTGGTAACTGCCTGATTTACGGTAGCTATTATATATCTTGTTGTAAATCATACAATCCATATAACCCATGTCCTAGCGTTAATCCATATAATCCATGTCCTAGCGTTAATCCATACAACCCTTGTGTAAGTATAAATCCATATAACCCATGCGTAAGTATTAATCCCTATCAGGCTTGTAATGGACTTAACCCATATAATCCATGTGCAAACGTCAACCCATATAATCCATGTGGGGCTACTAGATATGTTCAAGTTTATTATGCAATAGATCCATGTGGAGCAACAAACCCATATAATCCATGTGGATCTTCAAACCCATATAATCCATGTGCTGGAACAAACCCATATAATCCATGTGCTGGAACAAACCCATATAATCCATGTGGGGCTGGTGGAAATTGTTCTGGAACTGGCGGAAGTTGTAATTCTTATGCAAATACATATCCAAGATACCTACAATTTATTAAATTTACATCAAATGTAGCAACTACACTTTTTACAATGACACTAGACGCTGTAACAAGCTATACTCAGATGAGAGGGTTAAAAGTACAAGTTTCAAATTCAACAAAAGGCGGAACCACAGCCACTATTACGGCTAAAGCATACTCTGATACCGCCATGGTTACGCAGATTGGTCCTGACTTGATATATAACGCAACAGGTGTTAATATTATAGCTAACTACGGAATAGTTGTTTCTCCAAGCAGCTATAACGAAGATAAGTCACTTGGGGAAATTACAATATCGTAAGGAGTATACTATGACAATTGATATCCCAGCATGGGACAGGGTTTCAGTAGGAGAACCTGCACCAACAATCCCATTTGCATTAATTTTAGATGGAGTCGTACAGCAAGTAATGAATACAAACGTAACAACAGCATCTCTTCTTTTAGAAAACCCACAAATTATTAGAACTAATGATTACACTGTTGTTGGCGATACAGCTGATTCAGCAGTTTTTGTACAGCCAGCTTAATTAGCAAAACTTTAATAGAATAGAGCAGTAAATGAAAATAATAAAGTTCATTCCTTTTGGCGGGAGGAAAAAACTTATGCCACCATCTGTTTCAAAAATACCACAATGGTGGAGAGATGGGGAGTTAGTTTTATCCCAAGGTGAACCTGGACTAAAATCGTGTGTTCCTTTTATGGAAGTTATGATGTCTGGATATACAATAAATCTGCCGTTTGATTTGTTTGTTTCTAAAAATGAAGAAGGAAACACTAGCATAAAATGGAATGCTCCAGGTCATAATGGCTGGCCAAATTTTATTGAAGAAAGACCAAAAGAACTTGGAGAGACTATTCCAAGGCCAGCAGGTCATTTACCAAATGGTTTTATTTGGGCTGGTCAGTGGTCGTGGAAAACTCCAAAAGGATATAGTGCTTTAGTTACTCATCCATTTAATAGGTTTGATTTACCATTCACCACTTTGTCAGCTACAATGGACGCCGATAAATTTTATGGCAATGGAAATGTTCCGTTTTTCCTTAAAGAAGATTTTCAAGGAGTAATTCCTGCTGGAACACCAATAATTCAAATTTTCCCTTACAAAAGAGATAAATGGAAGTCTTGGGTAGATGATTCTGAGCTAGAACGTATAAACGAAAAACAATTAATAAATCTAAGAACTCCTGAAGGATCATATAAAAAAAGATTTTGGGTAAAAAAGGTGTATGAATGATATTTAGAAAAAAAAATAAGATTGAAAAAATCAACCCAAAAATAGATGATTTTAAACAGCCAAAAAATTATCATAGCCCCATAAAAACATATTCTATTGCTTTAGTTCTGGACAATGAGGTCCAGGATATAATTAGAACAGAGGAAAGACTTTGGGCAATGCTAATGAGCAACCCACTGATAATAGATATAACAGACCTTGAAACAAGACCAGGTTTAAACTGGGAATACAATGAAGAAACAGGAGAGTTTACAAATCCAAATGCGATTCAGCCCAACAACAAAGAAGATCAAAGCCTTATCTGAAGATATTTATGTAGACTGGGAAAAACCAAGTCCATCATCAAAAGAAATACCAGACTGGTTTAAAAAAATTCAATCAGTAGATGATGAACATCATGATATGACTATTAAAAAGTGTATACCAGTTTTGGATACGCTTACAATAGGATATGTATTTAAAACTTCTGCAGATGTGATATATGATGACAGATATAAGAGATTTCTTGACAACGGTGTTGGTGATGTTGTTACTCATCATCCATCATTTCAAATAGAAAATATGGAGATAGACAGTAATCTTGACCCAATTCCATTTAAATGGATAAATAAATTTTTTTGGCAAACCCCAAAAGGATACAGCACTCTTTTTACACATCCTTTAAATAGAACAGATTTGCCGTTTCAGACTCTTTCTGGAGTAGTAGATACAGATGATTTTCCTTTATCTGTCCAGTTTCCGTTTTTTATAAAAAAGGGATTTTCTGGATTAATTCCTGCTGGTACTCCAATAATTCAAGCAATACCTTTTAAAAGAGATAATTGGGAGCTAGAATTTCCAGATCAAGATAGATCTTATGAGTATGAAGAATTTTGGAATTGGTTTAATCCACCAATGGCTAAGTATAAAAAACAGTTCTGGAAGAGAAAGACTTATAAATGAAAAATGGGTCAAAAAGTCCATGGGAAATCTTTAAATCTAAAAAGATTGAAAAAATATCTTTAGAGGATGAGATAAAAAAAGATTATATCAACGACGATAATTTTCTTGTCCCAGAAAAAACTTTGGCTTTCTATGCAACTAAAGATACTAGGCATAATCTTTCTGACGTAATAGAAAGTCTGGTAGGCCATCCAAATAGAGATTGGTTTTCAATAACAGCATTTTCTTTTTGTCTGCCTTTAACAATAGCAAATCAGTATGGTTTTGTTGTAAAATCAAATTGGGATGCAGAGATATTTTGGGATGGCAATATAGAAAATCCACCAGAAATTAAATCTGAAGGATGGCAAAATCATGAATCTATACAGCCTTTATTAGGAGATTTTGCAAATGGAATAATTACACTAGAAAATAAATTTATTGTAAGGACCCCAAGGGATACAAATTTAATGATAATGCAGCCACCAAATTATTTTATTCCAGGGCTACATACTATGAGCGCTGTTGTCGAATCAGATAATCTTAGAAGAAATTTTACCTTTAATATAAAAGTAACTGAGCCAAATAAGACCATAAATATTAAAAAGGGTGACTGGCTTGCAGCCTTTATACCAATCCCAAGATTCTATGTAGATATGTTTAAGATGAAGGATGCCTTTGATTTGTTTGGTGAAGAGGTTATAAAAAATGAGCTAGAATCCATGCATAAGCTTGGATGGGAAAGAAATAATCAAGATTATGATAAAATTAATGGTTCAGGAAGAAGATATTTTAAAGGTAAGCATGTAAATGAAACAATGTATAGAAATCATCAAAAGAGGGCGGGTTCAATAAATGGACAATAATGATATTCCTAAATGGAAAAATGTTCCAGCTAGACCGTGGGACCTATTTAATAAAAAAATAGGTAGAGTCTCTGTAGAGGTTGCGGCTGAGAGATTTGAGATATGTAAGGCATGCCCAAGATATGTTAAATCTACCCATCAGTGCTTAGAATGCGGATGTATTATGAATTTAAAAGTTAAGCTTCCAAATGCAGAATGCCCATTAGGTCATTGGGGACAAGTTGACCTAGAAGAAGACTTAGACACAAAAGAAGAGTAGCGATTTATGCTTTATCTAAGGTATAATTAAATCATGGCTACGTCATTTCCAACCTCAAAAGACACTCTGATTAATCCACAACCTACGGATTCACCAGAATTAGTCTCACATGCCGCCCAGCATGCTAATGCCAATGACGCAATAGAAGCCCTTGAAACTAAAGTCGGAGTTAATAATTCTGCTGATGCTACATCCCATGATTATAAGATCAGAACCCTTGAGTCCTATGCAATTAGCTATGAGACTGCTCAGGATGCCGCAGGAGCCCTTTTAGGACATACAAACCATACAAACCTTATAGCCACCTATGATGACGTTTTAAATGAAGTTAGATTATCAGTAGCCGCTCCAGATGTTGCAAGAACAATTTATCAAACAGCAAAAAATGAAACAGGTGCAACCTTAGCAAAAGGTAAGCCAGTATATGTAACTGGATCAGTAGGAGCATCAGGTAAAATTAAGGTTGGATTAGCTTCAAACGTAGCAGAAGCACAATCAAGCAAAACATTTGGATTTACGGCAGAGTCTATTTCTAATAATGGCGAAGGTCAAATAATTACTGAAGGTCTTCTTTCTGATATTAATACAGTTGGCGGAGCTGACGGAGATCCAGTATGGTTAGGAGCAAGCGGCAGTTTAATATTTGGTCTTGCTAATAAGCCAGTAGCGCCAGCACACCTAGTATTTATTGGAATTGTTGTTCGTGGAGGGAATGCAAACAATGGTTCTATCTTTGTTAAAATTCAAAATGGGTTTGAGCTACAAGAGCTACATAATGTATTAATACAGTCTCCAGCAAATAACAACGCCTTGGTCTATGACTCTGCAACTAGTTTATGGAAAAACTATGACCTTAGTAACTTTTTGGCAACTAAGACTTATGCAGATACATCTGCAACAACAGCGCTAAATACAGCAAAAACATATACAGATACTTCTATATCAAATCTTATAGATGCTGCTCCTGGAGCCTTAGACACACTTAATGAGCTAGCAGCGGCAATTAATGACGATTCCTCATATGCCGCAACAGTAACAACAGCATTAGGAACTAAACTAAATATAACTGATGCTGCATCCACATATCTATCGCTTGCAAATACAGACGAAAGGATTCAGGATGTTGTTGGCGGAATGGTATCTACAAATACAGAGGGTGGAATTGAGGTTACATATGACGATCCAACAGGAAAGTTAAACTTCAGCGTTACACCAGCACTTATAACAGAGTTTGTAGAGTCTGCCCAAGACGCTTCAGCATCATTATTAAATCACTCTGATCATAATAAGATAACCGCTACATACAATGATGAGACAAATAAAGTAATTTTAAATGTTGATGAACCAATTAAGGTTAGCGTATCAGCTCCAGCAAATCCATTAAATGGGGATAGCTGGTTTGATCATCAGACTGGAGTTTTGTATGTTTATGACGGATCATATTGGATTGAAGTCTCAGGTGGAACTGGATTTACCGCAAGCGGAGTAAATGATCTACCAGATACGATTGCATATTTAACTGGAGTAACAAGTAATATACAACCACAGCTGAATGCTAAAGCACCACTTTCATCTCCTTCTCTTACAGGCATACCAATAGCTCCAACAGCATTAGTAGATACAAATACTACACAAATTGCAACAACTGCTTATGTTGTAGGTCAAGGTTATTCAAAGATAGCTTCTCCAACATTTACTGGAACAGTAGTTCTTCCAGCAACCACTTCAATTGGAACAATAACTTCAACAGAATTAGGGTACCTTGATGGAGTAACATCAGCAATTCAAACACAGATTAATACTAAATCTCCATCTGCTTCTCCAACATTTACTGGAACAGTAGTCTTGCCAGGAACTACATCAATAGGTACAGTTGATTCAACAGAATTAGGGTACCTTGATGGAGTAACATCAGCAATTCAAACACAAATAAACTCTAAACTTGCAACAACAGCATTTACATATGCTGGAATTACAAAAGCATCTTATGCAAACGTAGGCTCACTTCCAGCAGCAGCATCAAATACTGGCAAAGTTATGTATGTTACAGCTGATGGATATATGTACTATTCAACAGGAGCAACCTGGGTAAAAGTTGCAAAATTTAATGATACAACATCATTAACATATAATATTAATGCTTTAACAGATGTTGATACTTCAACTACAGCCCCATTAATTAATCAGGTTTTAGGTTGGAACGGAACCAACTGGATTCCAGTAAATCAAAATTCAGCAACCCCACAAATAACACTTGACGATATTACAAATGTTAATTTAACTGTGGCGCCAGAAATTGATGATGTTCTTACATATGATGGAACAAACTGGGTTGCCTTACCTGCAGGAAGTACAACTCCAACAACCACAGCTTTTTCAGACTTAACAGATATATTTAAGACAGCAGATATGATTGCATATCCAGCTATAACAAGATTAAATGTTACTGCCTCTGGATCATCAGGATATCTTTTTACAAATCAATATAACAATACAGTTAATCCAACAATATATGCTATTTCTGGAACAACAATTGCGTTTAATCTAAATGTGCCAGGACATCCATTTTTAATTCAAACAACTGGAGGAGTCAATAGTAATTTAGGGCTAATTCACGTAGATATAGATGGAACTGAAGGTATTGGTGGCGCAGCTCAGGCAAAGACTAGTGGAACTGTCTATTGGCAAATACCAGTTAATGTTACTGGAAATTATAAATACCAGTGTGCTGCACATACAGTAATGAATGGCATTATTACAATTAAGGATATATCAGCAATATGATAATGGAAACAGTAGGAAACTTTAAGTGGAAAATGGAAAACAGTGAAAATGTTCCACTTTTTGATATAACCATAAAAAACATATCTGATAACAAAACAGTGTTAATAACAGATATTGTGTGGGCAACTGGTCGTGAAGATCTACTTGCAGAATTTTATAGGTCAGCAATTGAAACTTTAAATGGTGAAGATATCTGCTGCTATGATGGCAAGGTTTCATTAGTAGAGGAGATCTAGTATGGCAACATTTTTCCCAGCAAATCCAACGATAAACCAAGAATATAATGGCTACAAATGGAATGGCGAAGCTTGGCGTATTATAAATGTTGAAAGAGAAACAGCTCAAGATGACGTTGCAGCAATGCTTACTCATGCAAGCCATCAGAACATTACGGTAACATATGATGACGCTAATAATAAGGTAATATTTACTGGCTTTCCACAACTAACCCAAGAACAGATACAAGATTTCCTTGCCCCAATGTTTACTCATGGGACAAACTCAAATATAACTGCAACATATGATGATGAAGCAAACAAGATGATGCTTGAGGCAACAATTCCTCCATCTAAAGCTTATATGTCTGTTATGGCACCAGCCAGCCCAATTGATGGACAGATATGGTTTGATACAGATGAGGCAAGAGCTGGAGTAACGGGTGCATTAAAAATATGGAATGCTTTAACAAGCCAATGGGTATTTTTAAATCCTAATTTATCTCAATCAACAACAAATACCTGGACATCAAATAATACATTTAATAATGGTGTAATCATTGGATTGGGCGCCGCTCCAACTTCACCAGTCGCAGGTCAAATTTATTATAACTTAACTTTAAAAAAACTTAAAATATTTGATGGAGAGCTTTGGCAAGATGTTCAAGGATCTGGCGGCGGCGGAGGCCTTAGTTTAACAGCTACAGATTTAACAGTTCCACCAAGTACATTTTTTGTTGGATTAATTGCTCCTCCAAGCGGAGCTACAAATACTGGTGATTTGTGGATTGATATTGATGATGATGCTGGCGAAACAGAATTTATTTATGCTGGACCAGAAGCTCCAACAAACTACGGTACAGACACTCTTTGGATTGATACAGATGAACCAATTACAGAATTAATATATAGTGCAAATGAACCAGCAAACCCATCATATACTGGAGAGCTTTGGATAGATTTAGATGATACTTCAGGACAATCAATATTATCTTCAACTACTGCACCATCCCCATCAGAAACAGAATTTTGGTTAGATTTAACGTCAGAAGAAGGCTCTATATCTTATACAAACGTATCAGATCTGCCTTTAGCATCAGCATCTCTAGGTGTCTTAGCTTATGTTACTTCAAATCAATCTTTATATATTGGAACAAGTCAAGGCTGGAAGAAATTTTATCCTAACTATGATTCGGAAGCATTAGTCTGGATGGGCTTTTGATAACTAATTATAGTATAATTAAGGCGAGGTATCAAACATGTCATTAAAACGTTGGAACGGCTCAGCTTGGGTTGTAGTCGCAGGATCACGTCCTGGAGCACAAGGTCCTCAAGGACTTCCTGGTGCTGCAGCAACTGTTTCTGTTGGTACAGTAACAACACTACCTTCAGGATCAACACCAACTGTTGTAAATAGCGGAACATCCTCAGCAGCAGTATTAAATTTTAGTCTCCCAACTGGCACAGCAGGCCCAGCAGGTACTCCAGGAGCCGCAGGACCTCAAGGAACGGCAGGACAAAGAGGTTCCTATAACTATACTGGAATTGCTAATCCAACAGCCTTAAATCCAGCAAATAAACTAGGTTTAGATAATTATTTAAATACAACAACAGGCGATTGGTTCCAATATAATTCATCTACATCTCAGTGGACATTGCAAGGAAATATTCGTGGAACTCAAGGTATACAAGGTATCAAGGGTGATACTGGAGCGGTAGGTCCTTCTGGTAATGAACTAGCAAATGCTATACTAGAGGAGACTACAGTGGCTAGAGTTGATGCTATGCTCAATCTTGGCTTGTATTATCCAAAATATACAAGTACCGTTACACAAACACAGCTTAACAGTAGATTCGCAGCATCAAGTTATTTATTTTAGGGAGAAAAAATGGCAAGAAGACAAATAGAAGAAACATACTATACGTTTAACCCAGCAACAAATACTGTTGTTGTCCCTAGAATTATTCTTCAAGACCGCTTAATGCTTATTACAAATACCACTAAGGGTACAGTAATTTATAATTTTTCAGATCCAACAATTAATGCTTATAGCTTTTCAGTAGATAATGAAGTTGGATACGATCCAAAAACAACAATTGTTTTAAAGTATAATTGCAGCGGAATGAATGCTAATGATAAGTTAGCAATTATTGTTGATGAAGTAGCAGAAACAATGACATTTACAGAGCCACTATTAGATGCAGTAAATAAGCTTCGTGTGGCACCACCACAATCACTTATTGATACAGACTTTGAGTATGGCGTTCAGGGATCTAAATGGGAAGCATTAGTTCTTACAGCAAACTATCCATCATTCTTTTCAAGAGCAACAGGCGGTAACTCTTTTGACCTTGCATCTATGGTTGGCGACGGCACCTCACCAAGATCATTAGTTACGGTTAATGTTGTTTCACCAGCCACAGACCTTGCTGCGGGAGATGTTATATCAGTTCAAGATTCATTAAATCCACTTTCAGAAGGAACATATCCAATTGAAACAGTTTCTGCTGATGGATTTACATTTACATTTAGAGCTTCTGGAGTCGTAAGCGGAAACCTAAGAGACGGTACTCTTACAGCAGTAACAGGTGGAGGAATCTATGACAATGCTCATATTCCAGGAGGAAATGCAGCATCTGGTCTAAATGGATGGTCTGCATACTCTGATGAAGCAACACTATCTACTATTACAGTAACAACAAGCAATCCACATGGATTGCTTCCAGGAACACCAATTCTTATTGGAAATCAAAATGCTGCTTGTCCTATAGCTGGTACTTGGAGAATATTTAATGTATCTACTCCAAACCAATTTAAATTTAAAATGACATCAACAGTAACAAATTCTTCAATGGTTACATCTGGAGTTGGACTTTATGCTAAGCCAAACGGATATGTTCAGCATCGTCCATTTGACGGAGGTGTTATTCTTTCTACAACAGATAACGTTTGCGGAGTTAGAGTAGTTAGACAGACACGTAGATATTTTAGATATCAATCTGGTAAGGCTATGCAGTTCTCAACAGGTGTTAAGTTCACACCAACATTTGATATTGATGGAATTACAGTTGCTGGAGTTCTTCCAGGTAGCCAAACAGTTACAGTTCAAACAATTCAAGACCATGGTTTACAACCAGGTGCCAAGATTAAGGTTGAAGGTGTAGTAACTGCTGGTTCGTATAATCCATGGAATGGAAAGTTTGTCGTAACTAACATTCTTGGAACCAACTCTTTCCAATACAACATGGTATTAACACAAGGACTTCAAGCAACAGATCAGTTCCCAGGTGGTATTGATGTAAAGGCAACTGTTTATGAATGGGATGGAGCCGCAACACGCTGTGGACTTTATAATGATCAAAACGGATTCTTCTTTGAATATGATGGAACATATCTATATGCAGTAAGAAGATTTACTAAAAAAGAATTATTTGGAAGACTTTCTGTAACACAAAATTCAAATATTATTACAGGAATAGGTACAAGATTTAGAAAGCAATTATTAGTTGGAGATCACGTTGTTATTAAGGGTGCTAACTATACAGTAGCTGAAATTTCAAGCGATACAAGAATGGCAGTTACACCTGCTTATAAGGGTGCAACAAATGCAACTTCAAGATATCTTATAACTCAAGAAATTCGTGTTCCTCAAACTGAGTGGAGCATGGATAGAATGGATGGCACAGGCCCTTCAGGATACACACTTGATACAACTCAAATGCAGATGGCCTATATTGACTATACTTGGTATGGCGCAGGATTTATTAGATTTGGATTTAGAACTACTGAAGGTAATATTGCATATTGCCATAGAATGCCAAATAATAATACAAATACTGAAGCATACATGCGTTCTGGTAACCTTCCAGCTAGATATGAAGCAATTAACTCTCCATTCTTTAATACAAAGCTTAAGGCTGGTGGAAATGGAATTGTTGGATCTACATTAGCATCATCAGAAATTCTTATGTATGTTGATAGCATCAAGTTTTGGCCAACAGAAGGCTGGCTAATCATTAAAGATAGCTCAGCTGTTGAGATTTGCTCATATACAATCACAAACCCTGTATACAATCCAACAGCTCAAGGATATGCAGTAAATATTAATCGTAGACAACCTATGACGTCATTCTTTGGCGGAACTCCATGGCAATTAAGTGGAACTGCTAACTCAGCAACATTTACACCAGATTCAACAATTACAAATGGTTCAGGAACATCTCAAGTATCAGTTCAAACAATTACAAATACATGTGCGCCAGTTATTTCACACTGGGGATCATCAGTAATTATGGACGGACGATTTGATGATGATAAGAACTTTATCTTTACAGCAGGTATGCAGAGATTTATGAATATTGCAGGTTCTGGTACAGTTACAGCTAAGGTTGCAACTAAGTCAGCAACAGGTGGAGTAGCAACACTTACTACAACATCACCACACGGATTACAGCCAGGATATGTAGCAACAATTTCAGATGTTAATACTAAAGCAGTTATTACATCAGTTCAAAGAACTTCTCCTACTAGCTTAACATTTACTACAGCTGGACCACACAACTTCTTAGCAGGATTTAACTTAACAATTGCAAACGTTACATTATCAAATACTGGATCCACAGGACTTGTAGTTACAAATGCTATTTTAAATGTTGCAAATGGAACAAGAACAATTGATACAGTTCCTACAACAAATTCATTTACAATTACTTTGGCTGGAGCATATGGTTACCTATTAGCAAGTCAACCATCAACTGCTCTAGCAACAGAAAGCTCAATATTTAATGGTTCATATACAGTATCTGCAGTTACTGGAAATACAATTCAATATAGTATTGCAAATACACAAACAATTCCATCATCTATTGTTACTCCAAATGGTAACGTACAGCAATCATTTGGTTCTGCAGCAGTTGCTAGACCACTGATTTCAATCAGAATTGCTCCTTCAGCAGATAATGGTATTGGAAGAAACTACGGTATTCGTGAGATTATTAATACAATGCAGCTACAACTTCAGTCACTAGGAATCTTGGCTCAAGGAACATTCCTTATTCAGGGTCTTTACAACGTAGCTAAGTTCCCAACTGGAGTTAATATTCCATCAGACTGGGAGCTTAAGAGAGTTCCAGGTGGATCACTAGCACAGGTAATCTACCATGATAATACTGGAATTACTGGAACAACAGTAACAACACCACTTAGTACAGTTCAAGGCGGAGACCAGGCATTTGCGTTCTACGTATCTGGTACAGGTACAGAATATAATACAACAACATTCGATCTTTCAAAGGTCAGAGATCTTGGAACATCTATTCTTTCTGGAAATGGTAACTTTACAGCACCAGGATTTCCAAATGGTCCAGACATTTTAACAATTGTTGCAACTAACTTAGGTTTAACATCTTCAGATATTTCAGCTCGTCTTTCATGGACTGAAGCTCAGGCTTAAAAGGGAGAAAAAGTGCCAGACTATAGCACACTCAATGATGAAATCGCAGTCTTAAAAACTAAGATTGATGGGTTAACGTCTCAGACTCTTACAGCAGAAAGCATAATGTATGTTGCTGAGTCCCTTACAATTCTTGGAGAGCTTTTAGGTGTAAAGGATATTGTTGGTGCAACTGCAGCAGCAATAACACAATTGAATACGGCAAGAGACGCAGCCATAACAGTAGTTCAAGGAACTGCTAATGGTACTGCTGTTTCTAATCTTCAATCTTCATATACCACACTTAATGCAGCATATAATAATATTGCTCCTAGAACTACTTCACTTGAAGCACAGATAAACTCTCAAACTTCAGCAATTGCAACCGCTTCTGCTCAAGCAGCAGCAGCATCATATAATCCTTGGCAAATAATTACAGGAACATCATATCAAGCTTTTGCAAAAGATAGACTAATGGTAGTTCCAGTTGCATCACAAGTAATTACACTTCCACCTGGACCAGCAATTGGAGATGTTATTGAGATTATTGATATTGCAGGAACGGCAGGAACAACAAACTTTACAATAAATAGATCTGGAGAAAGAATTCAGGGTCTAGTAGAGAACCTAGTGTTTAACGTAAATGGAAAGAGAATTAAATTGTTATACTCAAATATTACATATGGTTGGAGGATCATCTAATGCCAGATTTAAATTCCGTTCTTACTTTAGGGTCAGGACTTAAAGCAGCAGATCTAGCAACTATTGGTGTTACTGGCACATCCCTTGGCATTACACCAGCGTCGCTTGGCGTTAAGTCAATGCTTGATAATGAATTTCAAGAGGTAACTGATGGTTCAAGATTCCCATATCATATTCCAACAATCTATACAATTAACAACAGAAACCCTACTTGGCAGGGAGCCTGGGGTTCAGGTGATGGATGGGGAGCATATTACAACTATATGAACTCAACATCAGACCATGAAAGAAACTTTCATATGTCTCATGGAAAGCACAATCGTCAGCAGACTAACAGCTACTCATCAGTAGAAAATAGAGCTCACAACGTTATCCAGTATGCAAAGGGTAACGTAGTTGGAGGCGGACAGGTACACAATATTATGGAAGATTCAGCGTATCAGGGATTCTCAATGAGATCTATGTATATTAGAAACTTTCACCCAACACTATCTAAAACAATTACAGTTTATGGCTGGTATGCAAATTACTGGGCGCAAGGTTATGAAGGCTCCGCAATGTATTATGGAATACCAACTGGAGCAGGCAAGCTATACTCACAAGCTACTGGAATGACATGGACAACTATGGCAAACAGATCTTCTGGTAACTCAACATATACATGGTCTGGAACAATGACAATTCCAGCACTACAGACAGCGTTTCTTTGCCAGACATCAACTTATTACTGGTGGCAGGGTGGCTATGGCGGAAAGGCATTAGAAGTAAATAAATTCTATGACCTACATACTACATTTGCAGACAAGTGGATTCAGCCAGATATGAGAATGACTATGACAGCACATAACTACGCAGATCTTGATGATACCGCATATAATGGATATTCTTCTCATAGACTATGGAATAGATGTGCTACTATTTATGGAGATAGATAATGATTTATATTAAATTTGATGAAAACGGTATTCAAGAAGAAACTAGATACGCAGAAGAGTCTCCTGGTGCAGATTGGCATCCAGTAAATTCTGATATAGACGGTAAGTTCTATAAGTTATCAAATGGTGCTCCCGTTGCAATGACAAAAAAACAACTAGAAGATTATAGACTGGGATTAAGAAAAACTTGGGTCATTATGGATGCAAGAGTTAAAAGAGACAGAGCTTTAATGGAGTCAGACTGGACGCAACTTCCTTCATCTCCATTATCTGATGCAAAAAAGGCAGAGTGGGAAACTTATAGACAAGCCCTACGTGACTTTCCATCAGTAGTAGAAAACGACTTAGAAGCAGTATTTCCAGCACAACCGTAATAATTACGGGCATGCTATAATTAAGACAAAGAGGTGGTAGTAAAAAATGACTGACTATTCAACACTTGGCACCCAAGTAACACTGGCCAAAAATAAGATTGATGCTTTAACAAGCTCAACTCTTGATGCCCAGGATCTAGTATTTTTAGCAAAAGCTTTAGAGACACTAGGAAACTTGCTCGGAGTCAATGATATTCTTGGAGTAACAAATAGCTCTATTCTAAGCGTTCAAAGCGCTGCAGCAGGTCAGGTCAACCTTGTTACTGCCGCTGGAGCAACACAGATTGCAGCAGTAAACACATCTGGTACAACACAGATCGCACTCGTCGCAGCAGCAATTAGCAATTATACTTTATACGCAAACATGGGAGTAATATAAAATGGCTACAATTAGCTTACCAGCAAGACTATACAGCGGCGTAGTACCAAACACATCAACACAGATTTGGACATGCCCAGCAGGTGAAACAGATGTTATTACATCAGTTACAGTTGCTAACTTAACAAACGTTGCAAACCAGTGCACACTGAGCTTTGCAGGAACAGAATTCTTCAAGAACCTTGACTTGGCACCACGCCAGATCACAGTCCTTGATTTCAAGCAAGTTTTAAACGCAGGAGATGCAATCTCAGTATCAGCATCGGTAGCAAGCGCAGTAAGCTTGTTCATCTCTGGCGTAAAAGTAACAAATATCTAATAATAGAAATTTAGGAGAAATTTAAATGGCAGTAGCAAATAGTACGATACAGCTAATCATTCCAGGTATTGATAAACTTATCGCTGACAGCTTTACAACAACTTTAGCTTCTAACGCTACTATTGCTGCTATTCAAACTAACCTACAAAATGCTGGCTCATTAACAGATATTAATGCGGCACTAACATTACTTACAGCAGATATAGATACTATTCCAGGTAAAGAGCCACTTCCTTACTTTGCAACATTCTCAAACTTTAACAATGATCCTAGAGCATCTATTTACAATAGCGATATGCGTGAAGTCTATAATGGTAAGCCAGATACAAACGCTGAAATGTGGTCAACTTGGACTGGAAACAATTATACAAATGGTAACATTGGTGGAAATGGCTGGACATCATATTGGATGGGATCAACATCATTCTATCAAGCAGACACACATTGGTATTTTAGAGTCTCTGAAGGATATAACAATCCAGGATTTGCAATGAATCCAGATGGACAAGATTCATTTATACCTTACTGGGGTGTAATTGTTGGAAATACTGGTAAGAGACAAAAGATTTCGTTATTTACAAGCAATAGCACAATGCGTGTGTATCCAAGAGGCGTACAAAATGGCTGGCTTGAAGGTTTAGACTTAAACTCAACAACGTATGCAACATGGTTTGGCGGAACAAACTACGGAATGAACTCTTATAACGAAAGAACTGGAACCATGGTTGTAATTGAAGCTAAAGATGGCTCTAATAACTACCGTCTACATAGATGGATAAATACTGGTACAGGCAGATCAATTAATCAGTCAAACTATAAGGCTGGAATGCTTCATAGATTCCTTTCAGAGGCTAAAGCAGGAATAACAACTGGTGGAACTGCTTCATATAACTTCTATGATTTCCAGTGGCAGGCATCAGCTTCTCAGAACTATAATGAGTCAAGATACCGTATGCGTATTGTAGTTGGGGATAATGGAATTATCGGAATGCAAAGATTCGTTCCTTCTAATATTACTCACTATGCTACATACACTCCTTCATCTGGAACTCTAAATACATCATTTAATACTATTTCAAACACAACATCATATGGAATCGAGCAGGGCGGAAAGTATGGTGCCAGACATATGATTACCTGGGACAATTATTGGGTAGCAGCATTTAACGTATACTACTACTATGGTTGCGGAATGAACGTATTCTTTATTGATACTAGAGATCCAAGAAACTACTTTATTGGTCAGTACGGAGATACAACCAATGGATGTGCACTTGTACCGTTTGATAGAAACAAGTTTATGTGGTCTTATCACGTATCAAACTCAGATGGAACATCTGGACAAAGACTTGCAATTGTTGATCTTGAAGGTCCATTAAAGTATGGAAGAACACTTTCTGGTACAATTGGTAATGGTGGTAATATTGATCTTTCAAAGAACATAATGAATGGTATTTTCGATACAAAGTACACAAGCACAAACTATACATGGCTAATGCCAGTACAACGCTGGCCTAGAAATATTTAAAGGAATAAGGAGAAGAATATGAAAATAAGCTTTATGGGTGAAGGTTTTGCAGGACAGTTTCTTGAAAATGGTGAGTACGACTTGCCAATTGAGTCTGACCTCCCACACCGCTTTGAGCTAAAAGATGGCGTAGTACTAGATAAGTACAACGGCGTATCTGATGACGAAGTAAAAAGAATTGATCATGAAGCAGCTATCGCTGCTCGTGAAGCAATAATCGCTGCAGTAGAAGCAGGAGATGAAGTAGAAGCAAATATTCCAGCAGAACTTCCTTCTTTAGACTATGTAGCCCCAGCAGAGGATAACGAGTAATATGCCAATAACACAGACACCTTCGTCTATAGTTCCAGCTTTATGGACATATACATATGTTCAGGCTCCTATTGATGGTCAAGGTAACCCATACTTTAATATTCCTTCACAGTTTACAGACCTTGGAACAAAGACCTCTGGAACTCTTACACTTGATCTAAAAACATCAAATGTGTTTAAAGTAATTGCAGGCGGAGCATTTACAGTAGCATTTTCAAATATTGCTGCAACAGCCAATACAGCACAGTTTTGGCAATTAGAAATTAAATCTGGTGGAAGTTATGTTCAGACATGGCCAGCATCAGTTATCTGGGACGGCGGAGGAGCTTCAAACATCTCTCCAGTACTCTCACTTGATACAACAGTACTAAACTTTTACACAAGAAATAACGGAACAACCGTTTACGGATCATACGCATATTCTGATTTAAAGATATAAGAGGAGCAATAAATGGCAATTTCAACTAGCAGCACATCAATAGACCTTCCTGGCATTGGAGCCACAATGGTATCCAATTTGGATGCCGCTCTAAACGCTAGTCCAACAATGCTAAATATTCTTTTAAATTCAAGCCTTTCAACAGGATTAAATTCAGTAAACACAACAATTACTTCTATCAGAGCAAAAGTTACAGACTTGCCAACCAACCGACCTTTACCTACATTTGCAACATTTTCAAATTATCAAAATACTCCAGGATGGACTATCTATGATAGTGAAATGCAGCCAATTGGTGGAGCAAATGGATCTACAGATTTTGAAATTCAAAACGATTATACTGGACAGAACTATACAACAAATAACTGGTCATCAAACGGCGTAACAAATAGCTGGTCTGGAGCAACTCCAATGCACCAGCAAGATGGTGACTGGTACTGTAATATCCCAGGAAGAGGATTTGGTCCAGAAGGAATTTGGGCACGTAACCGTGGAACAATGGATTCATATATGCCGTACTTTGGTACAGTAATTGGAACTCGTGGTTTAAGACAGCAAATGTCTTTAAGATCAGCAGATGCTGGACTTCAGATTATGCCAAGAGGTGCATCAAACTACCTTGAGGCTTTAAACTTAAATACATCAACATACGCTACATGGTTTGGAGGAACAACATACGGATCAGCTTCTTATAACCAAAGACAGAAGAAGCTAATTGTTATTGAAGCTAAAGATACATCTAATAATTACCGTATGCACATATGGCGCAATACAAACACAGGAAGAGACCTAAACTCAGAAACACACGATGTCGGAACTCTTCACTTATTCTTATCAGAAGCTAAGACTGCTGGAACACCAGCGGCCACAACAACTGGCGTATACTACTACTACAATGATTTCCAATGGCAGCAAGATAGCTCACAGAGCTATACAGAGTCACGTTATAGACTACGTGTAACTGCTGCAGATAATGAGCATGTTGGTATAGCAAGATTTGTGCCATCAACCATTACACACTATGCAACATTCTTACCTAATATTGCAGGAACATCTGGAACTCTAACAACTAGAGGCGGAATTGGAAATACAACATCATATGGTTGGGATCAGGGCGTACAGTACGGAATTAGAAGCAATATAACATGGGATAATAACTGGTTAGTTTCATACTCTCCATATTATTACTATGGCTCAGGAATGTGTGCAGTATTCAATGACACAAGAGACCCACGTAACTTCTACTTTGCAAGATATGCAGATACAAACAATGGATGTCAGATAATGCCATTGAATGAGGATAAGTTTGTATTCAACGCATCAGTTGAAAATGCTGACGGAAACGTTGGGATGAGATTGTCTGTTGTTGACCTAGGCGGAATCTTTGAGTTCGGTAGAGATGCAACTACATCTGGAATTACAAATGGTGCAACGATTAACCTTCGTCCAACTACTATGCTTTACAGCTTTGATACTAGATACACATCTACAAACTATCCAGGATTAATGCAACCTACATCTTGGACGAATGGATAACAGATGTATTATGCAATTATTAAAGCCAATAAGATAGACAAGTTTGGCACTCTAAAAGACTTATTTCCTACATCTGGATTTCCACCAACTGGACCAGATGAAGATTTTATGAGAGACAACGATATGCACGTTGCACTAGAGTATATTGATCACAAATCCACAACTCATAAGTTAGTATATTGTGACCCATACATCTTAGAAGATAAAGTTTACTGCGTTGTGGCAGAAAAGTTTACTAAGGCGGAGGCCTCAGAAAATAAAGATGCACTAGCTGCATTTGAAGCATTACAGGGGGAGTAGCATGTTAAGCAATCAAAGATCTATTTACAAGAGAGCTAGATATAGCCAATATGGATTAAGTCTCTGGATTGATGCAACAGCTATTGATAATATTACAAGGGATGCTAATCAAAAGATTTCATTAGTAGAAGACAGATCTCAATACATAAGACATCTATCTCAGCCTACATTAGCCAATCGCCCAACATTTGTGGCATCAGGAATTAACTCTCTTCCTTGCATCAGATTTAATGGAATTGACCAGTTCTTACTTATGTCTGATCAAACATTATCATGGTTAACAGCTTCATCATTTACAGTTTTTTACGTAGCAACAAAAACTGCTCAAACATCTAACTCATTTGTTCTCGGCGGACAATCTGCTGGAACAAGAGCGAATCTAGCTTCTGGATACTTAGCAGCAAATACACACAGAATTATTTTTGGTGGAGATGACGCAAGTACAATTGTTCCACTTAAGACACCTGGACAGCCAGAGCTTTATGGAATATCTTTTAGTGCAACAACCCTAGAAAGAGTTGTAAGACGTAATGGTAAGGTTGTAGGACTTGGATCTTCTGCTGGCTCATTAGCTGGAATGACAGGCCAGGCAGTAGGAAGATATTTAACTTCATACGGTCAGTTTGATCTTGGAGAGATGATTATTTATAACAGAACACTTAGTGATTATGAGACAGGCCAAGTAGAGCGTGACTTAATCTCCAAGTGGACAATTAGCTAGGAAATTAAAGATGGCATATACACCAACAAGATTTGCTGGTCCTGTAGCATTAACTACAGTTCCAATGTTACTTTCAACATTTTCTACACCAGGATTAATAAAAGAGTTTATTGTTACAAATACTAGTAGCGGAGTTTTATACTTCTCGTTTGCTGTTGTTCCAAACGGAACAGAATACGGCTTAGATTCTCAAAAAATATATACTCTTAACTCTATTGAAGGAAATGAAACAATTACTCTTTCGCACTCCCTAGTTGTAAATTCAGGAGATAAAATCTATGGTTTTGGCAGCATACCTAATCTGATTAATGCAACAATCAGCGGTGTGTCAATTACTGCTAACTAATCAAGATAAACTATGTAAGGGGAGAATAATGAAAATCGCACAGGTACTGTTTGATCAGTCCCAGCAATCATTTTCTGACATCTCTGGAAAAAATTTAGTATTACCAAAAACTGGAACATTCATATCTACACCACCACTTACCTCAAGAACAAAGAATTCAATCCCATTTACGGGAACTAATTCTTTAACAATACAGGATGTTCCAATAGCAAAAAGAACCCACGAAGAAGAAGAATTTTCAATATCCTTCTATATGAAGGCAGGAAACACATTTGATTCTTTAACTAATGTTATTTATGACTCTTCTAACAATATAGGTATAAGCATATTTAAATCAAATATTACTTTTACTATATCAGACTCATCTAATACTTTAAGTTCTATTTCATACAAAATTCCAGAAATAGGAAACGCATACCATATTGCAGCTGTTTACTCTAAAAGAACAATGCAACTTTTTGTTGATGGTATAGCAAGATCTAGCAAAACACTCTCAGAGGCATTTGAGTTTAAAGCCATATCAAACCTAAACCTATTACTTGGTGGTAATGGTTATTACATATTAATAGATAAACTAGAGGTATTTAATGAGGCAATTTCTACTAAATATATAGATTCAGAAATGCTATTAGATTTAGTCTATCAAAATCCAGGACAAATAATGAGCCTTGACGATGCATCATATTTTAGTTTTTCTAAAAACTTAAAGCCAATTAAAACTGGATTTTCTTATGGCGCCAACAAATCATTGTCTACTGCAGCCATGGTAAATGTAAGTGAAGCTTTTAAAAATTATTTAATCTTAAATGACGGACAAAACTCTGGATACTTTACAGACTCTGCTTTTATAACAACAATTGATAACAATCAAATAGATTGGTATGGAGATTCTGGCGGAATACAAGTTTCTTGGAATATGGACGGCAGCAATACCTATATCCCTTTAATTAATCATTCTGATATTCCAGGATTTACTGGAGGAATGCTTTATTACAAGGTTACTCTAACAAGAGACTCAGCTAGCTTGGCAAGTCCTGTGTTTACTGGCCTAGATTTTATATCTTATGACAGTAAAGAATTTAGATCAGATAATACCCTGTATGCCTTAGATACAGATTTTAATTACCATGTGGGTAAATACTCAAACTCTATTTTATCTCAGTCTTTAGAAAACGGAATTAAGACCTTATCTGGCGGAGTTAAGGTATTAGGCACAACAGCTAGGTCCGTAGAGTTTATGTTCAACCCTTCTGGACTTGGGCAAACATGCCTATTAGATTTGGGCGGAGCAAGATACTCATGGTCAGGAGCTGGTAGTATAACAAAGACTGGAATATCGTCTATATACGTAAATGGAGTTAACCTATATAGCCAGACATCCATATCAAATGTATTTAATTCTGGCATATGGCATCATGTTGTCATAACACTATCTCAAGATCAGACAGACACCCTATATTTAAATCAATCAAAGACGGGAACATTAATAGGTTCAGATAATAGCTTTGCACACTTAGGAATATATAATTATGATATGTCTGCAAAGGCTATTTCACATTATAAATACCTTACATCTAGAGTATCAGAGGCAACATCTTCTGATTCCATATCTATAGGCTCAGACTCATATTCTGGCTATAATCTGGACAAAGTAGTTCTTTCAACACAATAATTAGGCCATACCAAATACAGTTATGGACTTATATGATAGAAAATGGTAGAATATATATATGCTAAATAAATTAGGTAAAGCCAAGGTAGTTGCAGACAAGACCAAGTATGGAGTCTATGTTTGGGAAATGCCAGATGGCAAATGGGTAGGAGACGATGAAGGTCACTACATGTTGATCCCAGCAGTCTTTGGTGATGCGGAAAAAATTAAGATTTTAAAAGAAGCAGCAGAGGGATATGGAGTTACTGAGGGTGCACCAAAGTTTCTTCCAGGTCGTAGAAAAGTTTCTGATGAAGAGTATGCAGCACAAGAAGCAAGACTGCATGCTGGTTTGACACCAGATCCGTGGGATCTTGGAGAAGGTTTAGACGCCGCAAAAAGGATGGTACAAAATGGCCGCTGAGTTCATTGAAGATACAGAGACGATTGAGATAAGTGGATCTGGCGATATGTTCGCTGGTGTTCGTGGAAACGAATATGGAGATCCGTTTAGTCGTGGTTTAGATGAAGTAAAAAAGATGAGTGGGTTTAGCACCAACTTTAAAAAGAAGGTTGCTAGAACAGATTTTTCAAAGTTCCTTCGTGGAGATGGTTCACAGAGCACAGCAATTGTAGAACCATTTATGATTACTGGATACAGCATACTTGATGTTGTTATGCCTCCATACAACCTAGACTACCTTGCAAAGATTTATGAAATTTCTTCACCACATTATGCTGCAGTCAATGCAAAGATTGCAAACATCGTTGGTTTAGGCTATGATTTTGTTGAGAGTGAAGCAACTAAAGAGCGCCTCTCAGATATAGAAGATGAAAAAGGTTTAGAGAGAGCACGTAGAAAGCTTGAAAGATTAAAGCTTCAAATGCATACTTGGCTAGAGAACACAAACGAAGAAGAAACATTTGTAGAGACTCTTGCTAGAGTTTGGAAAGACTATGAGACAACTGGAAACGGTTACCTTGAAGTAGGAAGAAAAAATACTGGAGAGATTGGCTACATTGGCCATGTTCCATCAGCATCAATGCGTATTCGCAGAATGAGAGATGGATTTGTCCAGATCATTGGAAACCAAACTGTATTCTTTAGAAATTACGGAGATACTGAAACTCCAAACCCTATAACTTCAGACGTAGTGCCAAATGAAGTTATTCACTTTAAGAATTACACTCCAACAAACGGCTTCTACGGAGTGCCAGATATTATTTCCTCAAAGAATGCTATGGCAGGAAATGAATTTGCGGCAAGATTTAATCTAGACTATTTTGAGAACAAGGCCGTCCCTAGATACATTATTACAGTCAAGGGTGCAAAGTTGTCTAACGATGCAGAAAGAAAGCTCCTAGAGTTCTTCCAGACAGGTTTAAAGGGCAAGAATCATCGCTCCTTATACATACCTTTACCTTCAGATAATTCTGACTCAAAGGTTGAGTTTAAAATGGAAGCAGTTGAGGCTGGAGTTCAAGACTCCTCATTTGATAAATATAAGTCAGCCAACAGAGATGAAATATTAATGTCTCACCGTGTCCCTATTAGCAAGATCGGAACTCCTCAAGGAGTATCCCTTGCAAATGCCAAGGATGCCGATAAGACATTCAAAGAGCAGGTATGTAGACCATCACAAAGAACTCTTGAAAAGAGACTAGGCAAGATTATTGCTGAAAAGACAGACATGTTCTTGATCAAGTTCAATGAATTAACATTGACAGATGAAGATACTCAATCCAAGATTGATGAGAGATACCTAAGAATGAAGGTCATTGTTCCGAATGAAATTCGTGCTAGAATGGGACTACAAGGTTTATCGGGTGGAGATGTACCTGTTGAATTGAACGCAAAAACAGCCGCTGAGTTAACAACTCAAGCCACAGGCAATAGACAGCGAGATCAAGAAAGACAGGCAAATCAAGCAGACAACGGTGGAAGCAGAAATGCTCAAGGCGACGGACGTCAAACTCAATAGACTGGTATTTGCGTTTTAATCTACTAAGAGATATTATAATAACACTATGGAAATAACTAAGTCTAATTGGACCACTAGCGGAAACAACATTAAGTTGAGCATTCCGTTCTCAAAGGTCGATCAAAACAAGCGAACAGTCTCTGGCTACGCAACACTAGACAATGTAGACTCACACGGAGATATTGTTTCTTCTGAAGCCTCACTCGGAGCATTCATGAGATTCCGTGGAAATGTTAGAGAAATGCACCAGCCTATGGCGGTAGGAAAAGTTGTAGCATTTGAACCTAAAAGTTATTACGATCCAAAAGAAGGTAAAGTTTATAATGGTGTTTACGTGACATCATATGTTTCAAAGGGTGCACAAGATACTTGGGAAAAAGTTCTTGATGGCACTCTTTCTGGTTTCTCAATTGGCGGATCAATTAAGAAGTCAGACAATGAGTTTATTGACGGTCAAGAAGAGCCAATAAGAGTAATCAAAGATTACGACCTAGTAGAGTTGTCCCTTGTAGATAATCCAGCCAATCAGTTAGCAAATATTTTTTCTATTGAAAAAGTTAATGGAGCTATGGTTATGAAGGGAATTGCAACAGGCATTACACCAGAGAATATTTTTTGGTGCGGTCAAGATTCAATTGCAATAACATCAGAAAATGATACAGCAACTTGTGATAACTGCTCATGCAATATGGAACAAATTGGATGGGTAGAATCATCTGACGTTTCCAAAGCAGAATCAATTAAATTAATTGTTGATTCATTTGTACAAAAGAATTCTGAGATTGAAAATATCGCAGAAGAACGTCGTGAAGCTAACGACGGCGTTGATTTAAATAAAAACACAGCCAATGTAGGAGGTACAGAAGTGGCAGAAAATACAGAACTTCAGTCTGAAGTTGTAGACGCACCAGCAGCTGAAGCAGTTGTTGAAGCACCAGCAGCTGAGGAAGTAGTTGAGGCAGCAGAAGTTGCCGCAGAAGCTCCAAAGGGCGATGAAGAAGTTGTCGAAAAGGCAGCAGATATTCAAGAGATCGCCGTAGAAGAGTTAGATTTCGCAAAGAAGCTTGATGAACTCAAGTCGTTCTTCGCCGATAACTTTGCAAAGAATGCATCTGAGAATGCAACAGGTCTAGAGTCAGTACGTAACAATGTTGAGGAACTAGTTAAGGGTACAGAATCAAAGATCGAAGATCTTGCAAAGAAGTACGATGAAATTTCTGGCATCGTAAAGGGCATCACAGATGCTCTTACAGCAACAGAAAAAAGAATTGATTCAGTTGAAACTTCAACTGCTATCAAAAAGTCAGCAGACCTTGGCGGGTCTAATGATGAACCAATTAAGAAAAGCAAGTGGAACGGCACTTTCCTCGGTGTTCGTGAAATTCTCTAAAGACAAGGCAGGTGAAAAAACAAATGAGTAATGAACTATTAGAAAAAGCAGTAGTTACAGCGCAGACAGGAGCCAACGCTCTTGGCGTATCAGGCGATGATTCAGCTCGTGGTGGCTTACTAAAGCCAGATCAAGCTAATCGTTTCATCGACTATATGTTTGATGCAACAGTTGTAACAAAGTTTGCTAGAACCATTCGTATGCGTTCTGACATTCAAGAAATCGACAAGATCGGTGTAGGCGAAAGAATCCTTAAGGTTGCTACAGAAGCATCTGATACAGGAGCAGCACAATCAGTTGTGTTCGCTAAGATCTCTCTTGCAACAAAGAAGCTCCGTTTAGATTGGGAGCTTTCAACTGAATCTTTAGAAGACGGCATTGAGGGCCAAGACCTAGAAGACCACATCGCAAGATTGATGGCTACTCAGGTTGGTAACGATGTTGAGGATCTTATCCTTAACGGAGTTGGAACAGGCTCAGATACACTTCTAAAAGCATTCAAGGGTGTTACAACCATCGCAAAGACAGAAGCAAATGTTGTTGATGCAGCAGGTGCAACAATTTCTAAGAGCATCTTTAATGACGCTCTTAAGAAGATGCCACGTCGCTACAAGCAACGTCGCAACCAACTACGTTTCCTTACAGGAAGCAATTTGGTACAGGACTACTTATACAGCCTAACATCACTTCCAGGATCACCAGAAGATATCGCATCTTCTATCGTTCGTGGAGATGTTGCAGCTAATAATGGTGCTCCAGGAGGCGTAATCCCTTACGCATACGGTATCCCAGTACTAGAAGTTCCACTTCTAGATGAGAACCAAACTGGAACATACACAAGTCCATCAGGTGCACACGGAGACGTACACCTCACATTCCCAGACAACATTATTGTTGGTGTGAAGCGTGACATTACAGTACACCGTGAGTTCAAGCCAAAGAAGGATACAACAGAATATACTCTGTTCCTTCGTGTTGGTACAGCAATCGAAAATCCTGACGCATTCGTTGTCGTCAAGAACGTAAAGGTTGCAGCAGGATACGATACACGTGACTTCGCAGCCTCAACTGGCGGAAGCTACACAAATCTTCCAGCATCACGTCCATAATTATAAATTAGGACAAAATCTGTGAGAAGGACCCCTTTCTTTAAAGGGGTCCTTTTCCTTTATAGTGTGTAAAATGCTATAATTAAAACAAAGAAATGGAGAAATAAATGTCATTAGAGTCAATGAAATTGGCAGAACTAAAAAAGGTAGCAGAAGAATTTGCTGTAGATCTAGAATCTGCAAAGACTAAAGCCGAGGTTCTTGCAGCCCTAGCGGAAGAGGGGGTAACATCAGACCTAATTAATAATTTGAAAAAGGTGGAAAGAGAAGAGATGCCACCACCACCAGTGTTTGCTAATGCGGAAGAATTTAATCAAGATCCAGGTTCAGCGCTGGTAAAGATGGAAAGGCTAAATAGAAGCTTTCATACCCGTGGGTATAGTTTTAGCCAAGAGCACCCATTTGTAGCAATGAGAATGGAAGATGCACTAGAAATTTTGGATACAGAAGAAGGTTTTAGATTAGCTTCACCTAGAGAAGTTAACGAATACTACTCATAAGGAGATAACAAATGGCAGAGATACACGCTGGAACTAATGGTCCTATAAACTTTAAGACTTACTATAATGGTATAGCCAAGGATCCAGATGTTGGTCCAACAGTTACTATATTTTATGAGGATGCTACAACTGGCACAGTTCTAACTGCCAATAACACTGATGTTGATGCAGGAAGCTATTTTACATATGTTCCTATATCAGCTACAACAACCTATAAATATTTTTATTTAAAGATTGACTATACAATTTCTGGAACAGTATTTTCTGATCGAAAGCACTACCTTGTAACACGACCATATGCAACAGTTGCAGACATTGTAGATTATTCTGGATACGGCGTAGACACAGTAGATACCAACTACAAAACATATGATGAAATTATGTCTGCTGAAAGATATGCTAGATTTAAGATTAATGCCTTTACTGGACAAAAATTTGATTATGTTCAAAAGACTATATCAGTACTTGGCGACGGAGTAGATGTACTATTACTACCAGAAAGAATTCAATCTATATCTAAGGTATATGAGAACGATGTTTTAGTATACGATTCAACATCTGCAAATAATCAAGTTACATTAAAGGTTACAGATACCAACTATGCAATTGCAATAGACAAAGGCGCAGGCTTAGAAGTATTTGAGTCATACCCTTACCAAGCAGATAGACCAAATGCTGGATATTTTAATAACGGATCAAAGTATAGTGTTGAAGGAATGTTTGGATACAAGAATGTTCCAATTGAAATCTATGACTGCACAATAAGACTGGCAAATGACTTTTTCCACCAAGACACTATATGGAAGGAGAAGTATGTTAAGTCTATGCAGACTGGTGACTGGAACGTTGATATTTCTCCAGCAGCATTTACTGGAACAGGCAACTCTGCAGTAGACAGAATGCTTGAGCCATTCGTTGCTAACCGTATGGTGGTTATTTAATGTCAAGAGGCCTTATAGAATCTACCCTAAACATGAAAATGGATGTTTATGAGGTCATTGTTTCACAGGATGAAAATACTGGAGCACTTGTAAAGAAATGGGGATATAAGAGCACAGAGCCATGCTTGGCTAGAGGTTATATATCTGAAACTGGAAGAACTGGCGGAAGCTCAGAAAAGACTGGCGAAAGATACGAAAATACTGAAAGAATAATTATTGAGACAAAGTATAAGACATCAAAGACACAAAGACTTACTAACATTAGAAACGACAGAGATGAAGTAATCTGGTTTGAATTAATTAGCAATAACTACGATACCCCAACTATATTTGACGTAATGGGAGTTACCCCAGTCCTTGATCCATTTGGCCAAATACTATCATTTAATATAACCGCTAAACGCTCAGAGGTACAAAAGCTTGAAGTCTAACATAATCTCACAAATTAAATCTGCTGAGCAAGTTATGTCAATGGGCGGAAGCAAAGGCATGATCAAAGATAATGGCTCAATAGCTAAGATAGCATCAGCACTATATTATAAAGCAGCGGCATTAGACTATTTAGTTAATTCTTCATTAACACAAAAAGCAGTAAAAACAAAGATTTTTAATCAGATAAACAAAGACTTTTCATTTTATACAGATGCACAGGCTAGGAGCTACACATCTAGGCTACACCACGTATATGAGTGGAGAAGACCTGGAGACCCGTCAGCGAGGCTGTGGAGCCTTGATATGACCCCTTCTACGGGATACAACATGTCTTTGTCATATTCATTTAAGCAGTCCAGATCAAATGTTCCTAATACAAGATCATTAAAGAAATATGTATTTAAAGAGAAAGCAAGAATTATGGAATATAGAATTCCAGTAACTATTAGGCCTAAAGCGGCATCAATAAGACTAGCCTTTGAAGGAAGAGATGGGAAGCTGGTTGTCCTTCCAAAAGGCCAAAGCGTTAGAGTTAAAAATCCAGGCGGAAACAATGTATATAACGGATTTGGAAGAACCTATGAAAGATTCTTTAAGGGCAATATGGTTAAAACTAGCATTGAAGATTCTGGAGTTAAGGGTGCAGTTACCAGAGCAACAAAAACTTCTACTAAGGTTCCAGCCATGATTTCAAGCAAATTGTCTATTGGAAGAATATCTCCAGAGGCTGTAAGATCACTTGCTAAGGCAAGTGCATTGAGGGAGGCTAACAAAATATAATGGCAAACTATTCATTAAATGCTGCAGGAGCCGTAAGAGACTTCTTGTGGAGTAAGCTAAGCACAACAGATTCAAATGTTAAATCTGGTCAAAAGATGTTTGAACCATCAGACTATCAGATTGATCTATTGAGCGGAACCGAATTCACAATGATACCTATCATTCCATCACAGCAGGATGCCTTGTTAGACGGAGCCCTAGCAGATAGAAATCATATTATTTATGATTATGTAGCAGATGGATATGAGGACAATTGGATGATCTGCAGAGATTCAATGATGTTCACAATATACTCCAAGTCATATGCTGAGATTGCAGAGGTTCAAAACTTAATGCTAGATCTATTCAGAAGAATGGATGATACAGCGGAAGACATAAACAACTTTATAGGCTCAAATTCACCATTTATCTTCTTTTCGGTCTCACTGATCGACCTTCTTTCTCCAGAACCAGAACGTGAAAAGGTTGGATGGCAGGCAGGACAGGTCGTAATCAGATATAAGTATGGAAGACAGATATCAGCAACTACAGGTAGATTCTCGTAGGCCTTGCTTTTTAATATGTTAGGCTGTATTATTTAACTATCGAGGATTTGTCAGCCTAGCCAGCTGTTCGTTTTAATTGGTAAGATTTTAAGCAAGAACTATATCCACAAAAAAGATGGAGGTGGAAACAAAAATGGCAAATGTAAATAATATTATCGTTGGTGCCGCTAACGTTTGGGTTTCAAAGAAAGACTCAACACAGGTAGCAGCATGGCCAACATACGCATTACCAACATTCACAGCTAACACAACAGCAGCGACAGCAATGGACGCAGCTACAGGCGCAACAGGTTGGAGAAACGTTGGTTTTACATCAGAAGGAATTGAAGTACAATACTCACCAGATTACGGTGACATTCAGGTAGATCAGCTACTTGATACAGCTAAGCTTTTCAAGCAAGCAATGACAGTTTCAGTAAACACAACATTAGCAGAAGCAACTCTAGAGAACCTATTGTTCTCATTCGCACAAGCGAATGATACAAAGGATGCTACAACAGGTGCAGGAGCAGATACAGCTTACGTAAAAGGAACTGGCGGAGAGTCACTAGGACTTGAGGCAGGAGCACTTGGAGCAGAACCAGTAGAAAGAGCACTTGTGTTCATTGGTAACGCACCACGTTCGACAGCAGGTGTTAAGAGAGAGCGTCTATATCATGCACGTCGTGTATTGAACGTAGAAGCTTCTTCACACTCATACCGTCGTAATGAAGCAACAGTATTCCCAGTATCATTTAGATTGTTACCAGACCCAGCATTTTCAGGCGCTGAGTACGGAATGATCGTTGATCGTCAAATTGCAGCTTCTTAATAACTAAATTTATTTAGTCTCAATTAAATGGCCCCTATTCGTAGGGGCCATTTCTTGTCTTAATACCTAGTGTCTGGTAAAATTGTACAGAGACTAACAGAAATAGGAGGAGTACTTTGGCTACCAAGGTATACGAAACGTACGAAATCGAACTACAAAATGGAACAGTGGTTACACTTAGACCATTACCAATTGCACAATTAAGAGAGTTTATGACTCATATGGCAAAGCTTGACGGGTCCCTCAACGAAAACGAAGCAGTAGATACACTGCTCGCTGCATCAGCAGTTGCATTAAAAACATCAGCTCCAGAATTAGCTGCTAACAAGGGTGAACTAGAGAATGCTCTAGACATGCCAACAATTATGAAAATTGTTGAAGTGTGTGGAGGTATCAAGATGGACGACCCAAACCTCTTGGCGGCAGCTCTACTAGCTGGTCAGAACTAGATTTAGTTGCCGTAGAATCAGAGGCCTTTTTGTTAGGTCTCTGGAAAAATTTTCAAGACCTGGAGGAGTCAATATCAATGCCTGAACTGCTAGCAATTCTTGAAGCATCAAGAAAAAACAAGAATGAAGAACGCAAGTTCTCTGCTGCTTTGCAGGGTGTTAAGATTGACGATCCTGAAACAACAAAGTCGTTTGATGATATCAAGCGACGTGCAATGGGCTACGATACAGAAACAAATGACGTAGCATCATTAAGAGGCTCACTCGCAGAACAGGAAGGTTTCGGAGTAGGTCAAGGCCTAGGTTATAAGGAAGAATAACAAATGGCTGATATTTTAAATGTAAAGTTCACCGCCAATGCTGATTTTGGACAGTTAATATCTGAAGCCAATAGAGCAATGGCGGTGCTTTCTAAATTTAGAAATCAGGCCCTTTCAGAGAACATAGGTTTAAATAAAAAAGATTTTGATGTTGCAGTCGGTGAATTTAGAAAAGCAGTTACTGCAGCAGGATATTACAATGCATCAATAGTTGACGTTACATCATCAACACAAAAATTTGGTAAAGAATTAGCTGGTCAAAGATTAAAGCTAAAGGACTACTACAGCGCTTGGTCTGAATATAGCAGGGGCGCACAGGGACAAATAAGAAAGCTTGCACAAGAGCAAGTTAGAATGAACTCTTCTATTGTTAAATCATTAGGAAGAGATGTCAGTGGTGCTCAGAAAGCAATGGTTATTACCCCTACTGGAATTGACGCAGTAGCAAGTGCCTCTAAAATTGCAGCAGCAGAATTATCAATTTATCATAAAGTCTTAAGAGATGGATCAACATCTTTAATTAACTGGGGTAAAAATACTCAATGGGCAGGACGTCAGTTAACAGTTGGTCTTACATTACCATTAGCAATTTTTGGTAAGACAGCATCAGAAGCATTTAGAGCAGCAGACATGGAGCTCACAAGACTTGCAAAAGTTTATGGTGGTATTGGTGGAGTTTCATCTGAACAATTAACTAAGGTTAAAAAAGATGTAACTGAGCTTTCAACAGTATTAGCAAAAACATATGGAGCATCATTTCAGGATACACTTGGATTAGCTGCAGATATTGCTGCAACTGGTAAAGAAGGAAATGATTTACTAGGATCAGTTGCTGAAACAACAAGACTAGCAACGCTTGGCGATGTTGATAGACAAGAGGCTATGAAGGCAACATTAGCACTTCAAAGTGCATTCTCAATGAATACAAAAGAGCTTGCAGAATCAATTAACTTTCTTAACGCAGTTGAAAACCAGACATCAACAACACTTTCAGATTTAGTAGAAGCAATTCCTAAAGCTGGACCAGTTATCCAAGGTCTTGGCGGAACCGTAAAAGATTTAGCAGTTCTTCTTACAGCAATGAAAGAAGGTGGGGTTAATGCAGCAGAAGGTGCTAACGCATTAAAGTCTGGATTAGCATCTATGATTAACCCAACAAAGGTTTCCAGAGATTTGCTTATGAGCTGGGGAGTTTCAATTGATGATATTGTAACTGGAAACGCTGGCGATATTGTTGGAATGATGCAAGAGCTAAAAAAAGCACTTGATCAATTAGATCCACTACAAAAACAAAAAGCTATCGAACAATTATTTGGTAAATATCAGTTTGCAAGAATTAATGCATTACTTGAAAACTTAGGTAAAGAGGGAAGCCAGACACTACAAGTATTTGATTTAATGAAAGCATCGACATCAGATCTTGGATCTATTGCTGATCGAGAATTAAAATCATTAACAGAATCTGCATCTGGAAGATATAAAAGAGCGCTAGAAACATTTAAAGCTGCAATTGCAGATATCGGTGAGCCATTCTTAAATATTATGGCAAAAGTCCTTGATGTTGGCGGAAAAGTTTTGGGTGTATTTGGCAAAATGCCAGCACCATTAAAAGCATTCGTAACTGGCATGGGTGTCTTAACAGCATTAGCTGGCCCATTGATTATGCTTACTGGTCTTATGGCTAACTTCTTTGGATATATTGTAAAAGGCGTAAATGCACTAAGACAATTTAGAAGCGGGGCTGACTCATTTAAACTTGTAACAACAGAAACAATTGCAGCAGATCAAGTTGCAGATGCATATACACAAAGTATTTATTCGCAAAAAGATGCCGCAACAATTCTTAGAGTAGAGCTAGAAAGACTTGCACAGGCATATAGAGATGTTGCTGGAAGTCAGCAGGGAGGAGCTCCAGGTCCTAATTCTGGTGGAGTAATGCCACCTACTATTATTGGCCCAGGCGGAGGAACACCAACCTCAACAAGAAAAGATCCAGAGCTTACACAATATCAACAGACTATTGATGACATCATTAATGACCCAGAAATGGAGCAGGCCAAATTAAGAGCAAGAGAAAAAGCTAAAGCATCAGGATCATTCAAGAGTGTTGTTGAACAACAGCAGGCAATGCTAGCTGAAACAAAAAGTTCTGGCGGACATGATTTCCAGGCACCAATACATGCGGCAGTTGCAAAGCAAGCTGGACTTGGTGATGGAACAAGATTTACATATGGTAAAGATACAATTGATGTTGCAAGCGGAAATTATGAGAGTGCTCATTTAGATCCATCTACAAAAGTTGATAAAACATATGGATCAACAGTACAATCTAAAAGCGCTAATCAAACAATTGCAGCTAGAGGTATTAAAGATCAGGGAGAATTTCTTCAATATACAGAGTCAGACTACGAAAGAATGGCTATTGCAAATGAATATACTCAATCAAAAACTAGAGCTGGTGGAAGAAAAGGATCTGTTTCTCAAAAAAGAATTAAAGACGCAGTTGCTCCATTTAAAAAAAGATTTGGTGGAGATCTAGGATCTGCAGCACTTCAAGAACAACTTCAATCATCTGTACCAGTTTCTACTATGGCACCAACTTCACCAGTAGTATCAAATACTAGAAAAGCAACAGCTGTATATAATGATCCAAATACAGATATGGCTACAAGAAAGTCTATTGATAGAAATAGAAAGAAGACAGGGCAAGCACCTTTAGGCGGAGTTCCAGACACACGAAAAGTTGAAAAGGGAATGGTTAACTCTGCAAAAGCAGCAAAAATGTTTAATAATAATATAATGATGTCTGTAGGTTCACTTGGAATGGCAGCATCAATGTTAAATCAAGTTACTGGATTACAAAGTGGTTTAGTCTCAAAGGCATCAGAGTTTGCAATGGCTCTAGGTTTTGGTTTACCAGCCGTCAAAGCTTTGGGCGGAGGACTTAAATCAGTAGGAGGCTCTTTAGCTAAGAGTGGTGGATTAGTTGGAGGATTAGGAAGAGGCCTTGCAATGATAGGCGGCCCATACGGTGCAGCAGCAGTAGCTGGAATTGTTGCAATAACTATGGCAATTAAGTTTATGCAAAAACAACATGCGGAGGCACTTGCTAAGGCAAAAGCTGATATTGATGTATCTGCAGCAGCAGTAGAAAAATTTGGTGGAAATGCACTAAATGCTCAAACAGCATTTAAAGCACTATCAGAAAATGCTGGCGCACTTAGATCTAAAATGGCTTCAAGTACTGAAGACTTTTCATTACTTCCAAATCAAAAAGAAATCGATGCTGTTAGCAAAGATGTAAAAACATTAATGCAAGACCAGATTAAAGCAGCTGGTGGGCTCAAAGATCGTGGTGCAGCAGAAGAATTTGCAAGAAACCTTAAAGCAACATTAGTTTCACAGGGTGTTGGGGAACAACAGGCAAACGCAATTCTGGGTTCTATACTTCAGCAAGCAAAAAAAGAAGAATTTACAGTTCCAGTTATGATGGCAATTAAAGGCATTAGTACAAAAGAATCAGCTTTAGATGCTTTAAAGACTGCAGCAGAAAAAACATTTAATGAAATTCAAGATAAGCTGAATGCTGGTCTATTTATTACTGAAGCAACACAAGGAAGATTTGCTACACAGATAAGTAACCTTGCAGGTCTTGCTGTAAATCAGGTAGGCAAGTTTGAAGACATAAATAAAATTGTAAGCTCATTACCAGATGGAATGGAAAATTTAAACTTCCAACAGCTTCAAGCTACATATAGTGGACAACAGTTATTAGCAAAACTTAAAGAAACTAATGCTCCTTTATATGAAGCATTTATGACAGCAGGCTCACTTGGAGACGCAATAACCCAAGCGGCAGCTAATACCCTTGGATTAGTAAGCGCTTTATCTGGAGTAGAAGCTTCATTTGATATTGCTGCACAGCAAGCACAGAAACTTGCAATTTCAGAATCTTATGGCGCATCTGGAATACAGAAAAAATATGATGCGAAAATTAAAGCAGAAAATGCAGCAATTGCTGCAGTTCGCAAAAGAGCTCAGGCAGAAAAAGATGCTGCAGATAATGAAAAAAATGCTATTGATGAAAAAATATCTAAGCTTAAAGATGAGATTGATGTAATACAAGAAGCAACAGATAAGCGTAAAGATCAACTTCGTGTTCAAGAAGAAGCAGCTAACTTTGAAAAGGAAATAGCTACATCTAGAGCAGAGCAAAATGTAGCTATGTTAACTGGTAACTTTGCAGAAGCTGCAATTATTGGATTACAGATAGATAAAAAGATGAATTCAAGATCAGTAGATCTTGCAGAAAAATCTATTGATGATAAATCTAAAGCAGAAGTTAAAGCTCGTGAAGATGAAATTAAACGTCATGAAGATAGAAAGAAAGAAATACAAGATCTTACTGACGCACAAATTCAAGCAATTGATGCTCGTGCAGCAAAAGAAATTGCAAAGCATCAGGATGTAATCAAGGCTACTCAAGCTGCAGCTGCACAAACTGCTTCTGATTTTAGAAAGCTTTATCAAGAAGCAGCACAGGGTAATCAGAAATCATATAAAGATCTACAGGTTCTGCTTGGAAAAACTGGCGGAGATCTTGGAGTTCTTCAGGGCTCATTTACTAAATTTGCTGAAAAGGCTACTTCTGATTTTAAAAAGTTTTTCTCAAACACAATAAAAGCTCTACTAGGTAGCAAGTATCAACTAGATGATGCTACTGGCAAAATATATGAAAATGGTGCAGATGGAAAACGTGGCAAACAAGTAGGAGACATGGGATCTGGATTCCTACAGATGTTTGGATTTACTGGTGGAGCATCAGGCGGAGTTGGGTATTTCCCAGCTCCTGCAGATATTATTAAGAGGGGCGGACTAGTTGAAGGAATGGCTTCATATGTAGCAACTATGAAGTTTAGAGATAAAGATGGTAAAGAATACTCTAAGAATGCAATTGATGGAATGTGGGATGGAGCAAGCATGGATGAAGAGACATCTGCTCTATATGCTAAAGAAACTGGAAAGGGATCAGTATTCCTTGGATATGCACAAAGATATATGGGTGGACCAGTAAAAGGGAATTACAGAATAAAAGCTCAGGCATTTGATGGTGCAAGAACTATGTCGTCAACTATGCCATACATGGTTGGAGAAAAAGGACCAGAATTATTTATACCAAATATGAACGGAAATGTGGTACCATCAGATAGGTTATTTAATGCGGTAAGACAAATGAATCTATCAGGCTCTGCAGGCGGAAACGAGTATAATATTAATGTAAGCGTTATGAATTCAGGCGCTAGCGCAGATCAAATTGCTAATGCAATCCAGTCTAAGATGAAGCTTATGGATCAAAGAGTAGGGGTATCAAGGAGTGTATAACAATGCCATTTAAAATATCCCTACCTAAAAGTTCCCTTGTTGAGATAGAGTCTACCACCGATACTTGGAATAAGCTTACTGAGCATAATCGTGGTGCGCTGGAAATGTCTACAGAAAGAATTGAAGATACAAAGCGTATGGCAAATGGAACTTTAAGAAAATACTATGTTGCTGATAAAAAGTCATTCTCAATGTCTTGGGATTTTGTTCCAGGGGCACAAACTCACCTAGTAGATACAGCATGGTCAGTAAATGATCTACAAACATTCTACAACTCAGCAACTGGAAAAGCATCATTTAGAATTAGAATCAAAAAAGCGGATGGCACATATGAGGGTCCATATACTGTCATATTCTCAGGTTTTTCACCCACTATTGTAAAACGTGGAGTAGATACTTTCTATAATCTGTCAATAGAAATGCAGGAGGTTTAGTTGATAAGCATTCCAGCATTAACACAGATCCTGTCAGAAAATACATCAGTAAAGGCTCTGCCTAAAGTCATATTTGAATACAATATGAACGAGATGGCAGGCACCGTTGAGGTAACAACTTCCTCAACTCAATCAGATATTATAAAAGAATTGTTCCCAGCAAAGTCTATAGTTCAGTCATTTAGACCATCAAAGGCAGGAGTAAGATACGCAATTCTAGGTACAGGCTTGACCCTAGGCACATATAAAACAAAGGTCATCCCTACAACAAGAACATATATGGTTGATAAAAATATACCTTACACCTATTTCTTGGCTCAAGGAAGCGCAGTTGCCGTTGTATCATATAAAAATAAATCTGGAAGTGCTGCACAAAATATATTAACAAATAAAATATCTGTTCGTGTAGAAACTGGCCATGGCTCAAATACAATATCTATAGGCTCACTATATACTGGATCAGTTCCTTCATCTGGAATTGTAGACATTTGGTATAACGGAACTGCTTGGACAACTACAGAGCCAGCAACTTATGCAACTCCACAATCAATATCAACATTAACAGTAACCGTATCAGGAGGGACATTTAATTCAATCATTGAGGTATCTCCAAAATATGTTTTAGATGTCACAAACAGAGTTATATCTGTTAATATTGATAAAGATGATTCAATGAATGATGACAAACTTCCAGTTGGAATGCTTACAGCAAATGCGGCATCACTTAATCTGTCAACCATAATTCAAGACGATATAGTTCAGTTTCTTCGTGGTGACACCATTGTCTCAAATAAAGTGATGATAACTAATAACATAAAATGCATAGTCAAGTTTATTATTGAAGATACACATTCTGTTCAGCAGGGAGTATTTTATATAAATGACTACAGCTCTGATGAGTATGGAAACTATTCAATTAAAGCACTAGATGTTGCAAAGTTTCTTCAAGAGATACCGTGTCCCGAAATAATGCTAAAGGATTCATCCTTCCAAGCAATTATGTGGAGAGTTCTTGATGCAGTTGGATTTGTGGACTATGATTTTTCAAAATGCACAGCAGACGTTTTAACTTGTAGATATTGGTGGGGCGATTCAAACAAATCAGTATGGCAGGTAATACAAGAAATTTGTAGAGAAAGCCAAACAGTAGCTTATGTAAACGAATCTGGAACATTGGTGTTTATAGATAGAGACACATTCTACAGCTCAATACCAAACTACACATGGACTTTTAGATCCACCCCACTTGCAAATATGAAGCCAGATATTATTCAGTTGTCATCTTCATCTAGACCAACAACTAATGCTGTAAGAATTAAATATAATGTTCCAACAACAAGTTCCCAAGAAGCATCTTCTCAACCACTGTGGACCGAACAATCACCATCAACTTTATTTGCGGCTCCTTATAAAGGAATATCTTCAGGTTACATCTTATATCCAGAAAGAGGAGTGTTCTCAGATGTTATCCCAACGAGATTTAACTCCTACATTCTTGTAGGCGGAGAAATTATAGAATATGATGCTATAAGATTTCAATCTCCAGATGGAGAAGTTGATGTATCTTCTGCTGGGCAGTATCTTGAATTAAGAGCAAAGCATAATAATAACTTGAGTCCCGTAGGAAAACTAAAGATAAAAGCTAGAAATGTATTTGGAACCCCAAATACAACAGCAAATCCCGTTCAGTCACCATCTTTAATTCTAGATGGATACAGTGCAAGACAAATTAAACTAGGAACAACAACAAATAATTCTGTTGATATATCAAAAGTTTGCGCTATGAATCAATCTGGAAATAACATGTCTGCCTTATCTATAAGTGCATCTGGCTCTAAAGATGATTTATATTTAGTTAGTAAGACATTTCCATATACATCAGACTCTGAATTTTTCCAAATAGGTACAGCAATTGGATTTGAATTAGCCTCAGCATCCCAGATAGGAATTCAACAGACTTCTGGAATGACATTCTTCTGGAATAATTCTACTAATAGTGGATACCTACTTCTACTATACTCAACAAGATCTGCACAGAATGTTAAGCAGAAATCGGAAGCTGCTTTGTATAAAGTTACTAATGGGTCAGCCAAACTTCTTGAGAGCGTAACCTCAAATATATTTGAAGAGTCTTTTTATGGATTAGATATCTTAGTGCACAAAGAATCAACTAAGAATACTATTTTTATAAGTGTTAATGGAAGTACAATCGAATATGAAGACGCAACAAGCCCAATCGCTGCAACATCAACCATAGGTCTTGTGGCTGGAGGTCAATCAACTGCATACTTTGATTATCTATACTCATTAAAGAGAGACGCATTTGTACTAGATATATCTGCATCAAGAACTAGCGGTAGGCTGTTATCCAATTCATTTTTCCAGAAGTTTACATATGATTCTGCCACAGCATCTAATTTAAAATATGATGAATTTGGAGATGTGATTAGAGAGCTATATAAGGCTGAGGCTCAATATGAATCTGCATATGCTATTGCAGCCCAACCATCAGACGGTCTTGCCCAGGTGGTAGGACAAAGGCTTGGATACTATAAGGGTGAGTTTTATGTATTTAATACTTCATCTTCTACAATTGCCCTAGCTGGCGGAGACGGCAAAGACTTATTTGTGTATGGTGTATCTGTAGCAAATGCTGGTCAAAATTTTTACAACTCAGATGACAAAATTACGGATGTAAAGCAAATAACCTCATTTGACTCTCAGTGGATACAAAGCAAGGAAGCGGCCAAAAGCCTATCAGACTTCCTTACAAAGCAATGGTCTAAGTCAACAGTAGACATTGATATGGAAGTTTTTGGAAATCCTGTACTTCAGGTGGGGGATATTGTTACAATTAATTATCCAGAAAGAGGTTTTGACGGATCTGGCAAGTTTGTTATCAGATCTATATCACATTCTATGGATATTGGAATAAGCACCAGGCTAAAACTACGTTCGATTTATTCGGCTTAGATTGGTATAATGGAGATATAATGACAAAAAAGACGGTAACAATTCATGAGGTCAAAGACAAGCCAAAGATTGTCGTAGACAAAAACTCTCCTGCCGCATACCTAGTAGCCTCAAAATTTATTGATCCTCAAGAAACCTATAAAATATATGGAAGATCGTCTGTAGACGCAGAAGGTGAAGAAAACGACGGAAGGTCTGACGATGATGACTCAAGCTCAGAATCAGAGGGTACAGTACTTCAAGCACCAGAATTTACTGATATCTTTTTAAAAAGAAACGGTTCATTTGAAAACCTTAACCCATCAAATAAATATGGAGTCCTGTACAATGTTTCTGGAACTTCAAGAGCTTTAGTAGAATTAGAATTCAAGGTAATGATACCGCTTGATCTGGTAGATGTAGTTACTGGAATTGAAATATTATCTGATAACGAGGTGGTTGCTGAACTATGATAACTGGATACTATGTAATTAAAGACGGAGACAAAGAGCTTTGCCGATCAAAAAACATAATTACAAACATTGGTAAAAGACATATTCTTAACTATCTTGCGGACAAGGTTACCGATAGATCTAGATACATTGGAATTGGTATTGGGTCTGCAACGCCAACTTCTACAGACTATAAGCTTCAGTTTGAAATTAATAAGTATCAAGTATACACTTCAACTATAGACTATTCAAGCAATGTCATTATAATGAAAGCTCAGTTGCCCCTACAACTTGCAGCAACTATTAGCGAACTTGCTTTATTCCCAGGAGTCTCTACTTCAAGAGCTGCCGAAGATAGAGTAATAACATTTTTTAACAACGATGCATCTTGGACAAATGGTTCATACATATCAGAATCCGCAAATTCTAAAATAAATAATACATCTTTTCAGATTCAATCATCTAATGGAGCTATAGTCACAGCAGCTTCTACAGACATTCCATTTGATGTATCTGGGTATTCTACAGATGATTCTATATCAGTAGCATTTAAGCAAAATGATGCAAATCTTCAATACATAGATATATCTTTTTCTTCATCAGATACAGATTACTATAAATACAGAATAAACGGAACCTCAGTCATAGGACACAGAATTGTAGAGGTGCCACTAGTAGATTTCTTTGCTAATCCAGTGGGTGATCCAAAAGACTCTATAAGCAAGATTTCTATAACTGTAAAAGCAAATGCATCAACCTCAACATCCGTAGACTTTGATGGAATGAGAATAAATGATAATGATACTTATGTTCAAGAGACGGGAGCAATTAGTAGAGCTGCTTTGATTAACCCAATCGTAAAAGAGTTTGGAAGAATATTAGATTTAGAGTATAGGCTGGTGATTGCGTAGTGGGACTACAATCAGATAACTCATTATTTGCTGCACAAAAATCACAATCATTTAAAACTGCAAAGCTCACAGAAAGATCTCCTGGAAATGAGGAGAGATTATTTGTAAGATATATTGGTAAAGATGAGAATGGTAACAAGGTAGTTGGTAATGTCTCTCCAGCTTTAGTGTTTACAAATATTGGAATTGAAACATTCAAATATGCAGTGGTGCCAACACTTACAGTAACCCCACAAGCATTTGGATACCTTGTTTCTTGGCCAGTTCCAAGCACAACTGATTATCCTAACTATAGATATACTCAGATATATGAATCAAAAACACTTAATAATTTTGGCGTAAACGATTTATCAAACCCTGCTGTAGTATTAAAAGCAACAAGTTCTACAAACTCATACGTAGTTCCTACACTAGATCTTGATTTAAGATATATAAAAATTAGACATGCTGGTATATCGGGGTCACAAACTGCGTATAGTCCTTTGTCAGCAGCAGCCTCTGCAACACCAACAGATCCAGTCGCAGCAGCCTCTGATGGAGTACCTCCAGGTAATGTAACGGTTACGTCGGCGGTATGGTCTGGAGATAATGTGCTTATTTATCTTACAATGCCATCAAATGATCTTTCTAAAAGATTTATTATAAGACTAACAAACGGATCTACATCTGGATATTTTTACAAATTTGCAAATGGAACATCAACATCTCAAATACTAACTATAACAGCAGAAGAACTTTACACTGTTATGGGTCAGAGATTTACATCCTTTACTGGATTGTTACAGAGTGCTGATTCTGCAGACAACATAAATACTGGAACTTCGTTTTCGGTTGCAGAAAAATCAAATCCTTTATCTGGGGTAGTTCCAACATTTACAGCGGCACCAATTGCAAATGGGTATGCAGTTAATTACACTCTTCCTTCTGGAGCAACATCAGCAAAAGTATATGCAAGTGCAACATCTGGTTTTACTCCAAATGATTCTACAAACTTAGTATACTCTGGAATTAGTCCAGCAGTAATTATTAATACATCGTTTACAACGCTATATATTAAGATTAAATATTTTGGTCTATCTTTAAACTCCTCTTCTGATTCAGCGCAGGTTGCAGTAAATGCTGTAGATGCAGGAGCTCTTTCATTAATTGATAACGAAGTTAAAATAAGCACCACAGGATCACTACTTGCTGGCGACTCAGCAATATCTGGTGGAAGAGCTATCTTTAATAAGACTGGTACATATTTCTACGATGCTGGCGGAAACCTAACATCACAATTATTAGCAGGAGCAGCAAACGGCTCACCAACATTTATAACTACAAATGCAAAAATAGCTAATTGGATGATATACGCAAATAAAATAGAAAATTCACTTATTCCTGGAGTAGTTAATCAGTATGCAGGACTTTCTCCAAATGGAACGTATGCGTTCTGGGCTGGATCTAATGTTGCTGGCGGAGATGCAAATGCAGATTTCTCTGTAACACAATCTGGAGCGGTAGTTGCTAAGAATATAAGTATTAGTGGTGGATCTCTAAATGTAGGTACAACAAATATTAGTGCAGTTAGCGGTAAGCTTACAGCAAGTGATGCAGAAATTACTGGAAAAATAACAGCTTCATCTGGATCAATTACTGGAAACCTTGCACTTGGCGGCTCATTACATACTGGATCTTCTCCTTCTTCTGGAGACAGAGTTGTCTTTAACTCTGCAGGAATAGGAAGCTATGCCAATGGCGTATCATCACCACTATTTGAACTTACTGGAAATACTGGAAAAATCGGTGGATTCACAATTAATTCCACTTCCCTTGCTACAAGTAGACTTACTATAGACTCAGCTAATCAAAAGATTGTATTCAATGGAGGGTTTACCCTCGATCAAGACAATGTTGCCTCTAGAACATTTACTGTTACAGATAGTTCTGGTTCTTCTAGCACAGAGCTTGATTCAGCAAACTCATTATACTCATCATCATCAGGAACTGGATCATCTACAAGTGCCTCTACAATATCATTAAAGCTTGATTCTGCAAATACAACAAATAGCCCTAAGATATCATTGAGTTCTGATTCATCAATTGGTGCTACAATATTATTAGAAAATTATGGAAACTCTTCTAAATCATCCATACAGCTTGCAGACGGAGGAATTGAATTTAATGTTGGTAAGACTGGTGCCGTAAAACTTACTGGCTTTACAAATAGAGCACACTATTCTTATGGTTCTGGGTATTATGGAAGCGGAACTGAAGTAGCACAAATGCTTATGATAAAGTCAGATGGAAGTTTATCTACAGGAAGATCAATATTTAAATCTGGAACAAGTGAAACAAGCATAGTAACAAATGGAAGTCATGATCACGTAGGTCTCATTGGAGACTTAATATTTAGCACGTCAGATTAGTTAGGAATAGGTATGGCTGGCAAAAGTTATATAAAGACTGGGTACTATACCTGGACAAAAATAAAGAAAGTCTATCTTAAGACTGGTGCAACAACATGGACTGCTGTAAGAAAGGCATACCTTAAAACTGGCTCAGCTACCTGGAAAAAGGTATTTGATACTAGTAGTAATAGACCATTTATTGAGAATAATGATTATCCAAAAATTAGGCTTAATACATATAGGTCTACTAGCGTTTCTGGAGTTCAACCACCAGTAGCCGCCCCACCAGTTCAATTTATTGGACCAAGATCTGGTGGAACTAAGGGTACTTCAACTCCATCTCCAACAACTGGATTTGCTGGCGGAGACGGTCTGGGTTCATATCTTTGGGGATATGATGGAGACTGGTTTCCAAATAGTGGAGTTGTATTTACTTACGACTGGTTTTGGGCAAATACAGCTAGTGCAGATGATGCAACTGCCTCATACACTCCAGCCACATCTTCTGGCGCAGACGATAAGATTTCAAATGTAAATGCAAATTTAGGGTGGCTTGTTAACAATGAACCTAATGGCGTGTGGTTATATTTTAGAGTAAATGCCTCAAATGCTTCTGGTGTTGCAAGAGCAGTAAGTACTCCAGTTAGACTTATAAGACAAGAGCCATCAGCAAGCACATGGTCAATGGTATCTGCAGCATCATCGTCACTAAATACGCCAAAGTTTGTAAGTACATCTATTAGCAATTTGTGGTATGACGCACCACATTTCTATGAATCAAAAGTGGAATGGTTCTCAGAATCTTCAAATACAAACCCATCCCTCAATGCCACTACCCTTGTAAAAACACAAACTGTAGGATCATTTGCTTCCAATAGGACTGAAATTGATGGAACTGCAATTACACAGCAGCCAAGCTATACCCCAGTAAATGTTAACTCTTTAGGCTACTCCGATGCAGACAAATATATAATTGCAAAACTTACTCTTATAAATAGTTATACAAAATATAACAATGATCCACAAATATATTTTACAAGTACATCAGTCCCAGTAGGACAAGTAAGAACCATTACCCCACAATGGAATGATTATATATATGTGTCTACAAACGGATACATAGGACTTGCAGGCTCTACTGGAAATACTGGACTTAATGATACTGGAACACAGGGGCATGTAGTTAGCTTTTTGAACAAAGATTTAAAACAAATTAGCTTAAAATATAAAGCAACTGCTACAGAATACATAGTTGATTGGTCTGGAAAAATTTATGATGTTGCTAGCAATACAGTAACATATAGATATCAGGCAATATTTTATCCAGGTCAAAATTATGTAGATTTTCATGTTATAACTAATGGCGGAGGAACTTCTGGAAATGCGTATCTTTATAATGGTGCACAGCAAGTACCATGGGGAGCATCAAAGCCAACTGGATCTGCTTATAGGATATATCTTACAAGCGGTGTAGCATTTCAATCAATAACATACAGTCCTGTATCGACTACAACTGGTTTTACTTCTGTCACCACACAAGATCAGGTAGATGATGGAGCAACAACACTACAACTAATTCAGGGAGTGTCAAAGCCAACAATTATCTCACAACCATCTTGGCAATTATTAAGTGGTAACGCTAATAAAATTGGATCTGTATATAGATTATCCGTAGGTAGTTGGGCAAACTCTCCCACATCTTATGAAATGCACCTTTATAGAAATGATCAGGCAGGATATGACACTTCTGGTTTTCCAATAACATTGAATTCTAGTCAAACATATTATGACTGGACGGCAACATCAAGCAACGTTTCTTTATCATTATCTGTATATGCAACTAATTCAGCTGGAACAAGCGACATATCTACAGCAACAACAAGCATTGGGCCATTTACTGCTAATTTAGCAGCACCAACACCAACATCAGTAACTTGGGATGGAACTAAATTTAAAATATATTCTGAAGGTGGCGATGGGCCATATTATCAAATGTGGTATTCGACTGGAACATCACAACCAGACTCTGCAACAAATGGCTATGATTATTCTGAAATTGCACCTAGTCCAATTACATTTACGCCATCATTTACACCAAGTACTGGTTCCACATATAATTTTTGGCTAAGGTCTGCAACATCTTTAACAGCAACATCATATAATGTTAATATGGGTCAATATAGTCAAAATTATGTTTCAGTAACAATACCTGGTCCAAGTGCATTTTCAATGAACATATATGATAGTACAGTAACTCCAAATGGACCGAATTCCATAACCATAACACAATCATCAAATACATTAAATTTTGATTGGGCCGATGAAGCAGCTGCAACAGGTGGATGGTATAGCTCTATATCTGGTGGAACACAGGGTGCAAGAAATAATATAAGAACTGTTTCGTATGATTTTTGGTCTGTAACAGCAAATACTTATTACTCTGGACAGGTATATGCAATAAATACATCAAAACAAGTTACTATGGATTGGTCTGGTGGAACTGGAGCAAATAGCTGGACTTTATATTATGATATAAATGGTGGAACAACTCAAACCCTTAACACAACGTCAACTAGCTTTACAATATCTACTACTGGCGCAGTAAGAGTTTTAGGTATCAGAGCATTTGCAAATTCAAATTATACTGGTGCTTATAGGGATGGCTCATACAATAGCTCATTATATATAACTCCAACAAATAAAAATTCTGCTATTACATATTGGTCAACAACTTACGTGCCAGTAACTACATATGGTGCTTGCGATGTTGTAAATGGAACAAGTTATGGATCATATTATGATGATTGTAGTGGTCAGCTATACAGACAATGTAGATCAACAACTACATCATATAAAAGAATTATATATATAGATGGAACAAACAGCGGAACTTATGATACTTCTGGATGTACTACAACCACGTCTGGCACAGATTGTGGTTCTTATAGCTATACAAATGGTAAATGTGGATACACACTAACTTGCACCGCATCTTGCGGAACGTATAGCGCATATGGAGCATATGGTCCATATACTGCATACGGGGCATGCTACTCTACTGGAGCAACTGCTCAAAAAGATAGATCAAGAGAAAGGTGTAGGACAAGAACTTGCATTGCTACCGATTGCAGCAGTTATGTTCAGACCTCGTGTGAGACACAGGTTCAGTCTACAGCCTGTACTGTTACAAGGTGGATCTGTAATAGCTTTGATTATTCTAACTCAACTAGCGCTAACTATCAATGGTGTTTGACCCCAGGCGGCGGAGACTGTAATGCAAGATTTAACTCTGCTGGAACAAGGTCCTCGTGTGCCTTCTCATAACCTTGACAGCCTTAGCGCATATTGATATAATATAAATATGATAATTATTAATTTTGATACCGTACACTGGTCTTCTGCTGGAGTTAAATTAGATAAGGTTGCTTCTGGAATAGAAGGCTCAGCCACATGTTTAATTATAAATAATAAGATTGTTAAAATTATTCCTATTGATCTAGATTTTCATAATATTTTATGTGAGGCAACAGAATTTAAAGAAGGACAGGAAAAATACGACATATATCCTGTAGAAATATTAAGGCCAGGAAAAGAAAAAATATTACTTTTGTGCGATGAAATGCTACAAGCAATATTGCTTTCAAATCCAATCATTGCCAGGATAGAAGAACATCATAAATATAAAGAATTAGTTATGACTGGATGGTCATATATTGACGGGGAATTTGTCATTCCTGGAGAGATGGAATAATGTCAAAAACAAAGTGGGACCTATGGCTTGAAAAAAATCATCAGCCAGAAGAAATAAACGTAGAAGAGGTTAGAAATACTCCAAAGCCCGTCAGACCTTGGGATATGTTAAAAACTTCAACGGAGATGGCTTCAGATGAGCTTCAGGAAAAGAGATACTCTATTTGCAAAGCTTGCCCAAAATTCATAAATTCCACATCTCAGTGCAGAGAGTGTGGGTGCTTTATGGCAATGAAAACATCATTATTGCAGGCTACCTGCCCACTGAATAAGTGGTAGTGTGGTATATTTAGACAAGGAGATAAAATGACAGAATCATTAGTTACAAATGAAGAGAAGTTAGTCCTAATAAATGATAGGATAAAGACACTCCAATATTTTTTATATGAGGTAGAGTTGGGGCTGGCAGAAGAAAATGCTGGATCTTCACCTAGCCCAGAAAAGATTTCTGACCTAAATGACCAAAAGGCTGATTTAGAGTCTAAGATTGATGCAATGAAGGCAAAAAAAGCTATCATTGTATGATTATTGATAGAATGATATAATATACAAGGAGGAAATAATGCCAACAACAACTACAACATTATCAAATGCTGACAAATTAAACATAATTGATCAGCACATTAAGGGCCTAGAATTTGCAATCTATGGCTTTGAGCTAGACATGATTGAGGCAACAGCCGTATCAGATACTTCAGCTGACACAATTGCTGGTATCACAGCAAGACTTACCTCATTAAATGCAAAAAAGACAGCGCTTCTTGCAGAAGCAGAAACCCTAGCAGAATAGGAATACCATGGCAGACAAAGCGGAACTAATAATTTCCGCCCTACAGCAACGCATTGGAGAAATCGTATCTAACTACGAGACTCAAGTAGCATTTTTAAGGGCAGAGATTACAGAGCTAATAGAGCAAAAACAGAATTGGAGCAAAGATATAAATGAGTATTCTAACTCGCTTCTTGAAAAAATCTCAGATCCAGCAGACGCAGACCTATTTACTCAGGAGTAAAGCATATTCAATTTCTGGTTTATTTTATAAAACAGAAAAAGGATATTTTTATATAAAATCTGGGAAAAGATATAAGGTCTACTCAGAGAGATGCCTTCAGTCCTGGTCCTCAAAGGTAATAGACATTGAATTTTCAAACCTTTCTCACATCCCATACGCAGGTATCCTTGGATTTAGAGACGGAACTATTATTCATAACGTGGCAGATGGTAAAATATATATAGTGTCTGACAATAAAAAGCTTCACATAAAGACTCCAGATGCCTTTCCAGAGGGCTGGATAGAGGCAAATAAAGTTACTGTCAGCGATACAGAAATTGATCTGCATAAAGAAGGGGTAGCAATAAATGAAAGTTGATGTTCAAGAGTTTAGTGCAAACAGTGCTTTGGACTATGCAGACCTTAATAAATTAGTATTAGCAATAAAGACGCTGGCTGCAGCAATGCCAACAGTTACAACTCCTGTTCCATCTGCTGGATCACCAACAGCAACTGTCACAAATGCCGCTCCATCATTTTTAACTGGAGGATATACTGTATCAAATGCAATTCCAGTTAGTAGTACTAATACTGGTTCTCCATTTACAGTTCCATTTCAACGTGATGGCAAGCCAGTAACTTTTTCGTCTCCTCCTTTTGTAGTTGCTTGGGCCTCTACTGGAGGAAATACTACTAGTGGTTTAGCTGTTGTAAATAAAGCTGGAAATGCTACAACTACAGGATTTAATATAAGAGTTGGATGGGTTGGAAGAGCTAAGTCTGGAAATGTTGGCATAAGTTACCTTGCAATAGGTAACGAAATAAAATCATAATCTTTGTAATATTCAAATTTTTATAGTATAATAGTTATAGTATGACACGGTATCAGCCGATTAAAAGCTGGCATCAAAGAAATACTATGATTAGTCGTAATGGATATATCTTAGTATGGGTGCCAGAACATCCCAAAGCCTTCGCAGGAGGCTGGTATTATGAACACGTTTTAGTAATAGAGAAAGAGATGGATAGAATGGTTAAGACTAATGAAACTATTCATCATATAGACGAAGATAAAACAAATAATCAGACATATAATCTTTTTATATGTTCAAGAAAAGAACACGATAAAGCACACAAACAATGTGCTTGACATAATAGAAACAATAGATTATTATTAAATAAAGGCGACGAAGAGTCGTCTTTCTACATATATGAACGGATTTTTATGACACAGGCAAAGAATGACCTTAAATGGATGCTCTCATCAGATCAACAGTTTCCATATCAAGATGATAAGATGATAGAGCTTTGGTTTAAGGTGATGAAGTGGTTTAAGCCAGACGTTGTAGATTACCTTGGAGATACAGATGACCAGGCATGCTACAGCAAATACACTGAAGGCAAGCCAACAGAATTTTTAAAAGCATACAAGAACGATGATGTCACTAATGATTTAGAGTTAATGATCAAGGACATGAGAATCGAAGCAAGCGGAGCAAGAGAGTTTTATGCTAAGACAAGAAAGATTGCTCCAAAGGCACAGCTTTTCTCTGCTCTAGGAAACCATGATATTAGAATATTTGATTACTTAGATAAAAAGATTCCAGAGTATGCAAAGCATGTTACTCCAGAAGCCCTATGGAGTCTAGATTCTTTGGGTTACGATTATATTTATTATGATAGCCTTCCAAGAAGACGCTTTGGAGATATTCACGTTCATCACGGTATGTCAATTGCTGCAGGCGGTGCAGTCAGAAAAGATATGGAAGATATGCAGGTATCCTTGATTAGAGGACACTCTCATAGAATTGCTTCTCATATGGTTACTTATGAACTAAGAAATAATGGAGAAGGTGAAACTCTTCGTGGATATGAAATTGGTCACATGTGTGATGAAAAGGGTCCAGGAATGAAGTATACTCAACACCATGACTGGCAAAAGGGATTTGCCATTGCTCATATTGAAAATGGAAACTATCCACACATTCAGATGATTCACGTTTCACCAGACTACACTTGTGTAGTTGACGGAAAGAAATTCACACTATAGAATTCGTAGCAAAACTACGATAGTAAGAAAATACTCTAGTAATAGAGTACAAACAGTATAAGGAGAAAAACATGGATGGATTAGTAATTTTTGGTGCCTCATTGGTTACCATTGTTGCAACATCTCTAATTAAGACAGTAAGAATGTCAGCAAAGACAAAGAGCACATTAGCACTTGTAACTAGCGCAGTAGCAGGAATTGCTACAGCATGGATCCAAAGTGGTGCATCTTTATTCAGCGGAGATTCGCTTCAGTCTGCTATGCTAGTATTTGGTACTTCACAAGCTATTTATAACTTGGTTCTAAGAGGTACGCCTGCAGACGCTATTTTGGAAAAGTCATTTGGCGGTGGAAATAAGTCAGTTGCTCAAGCAACATCTATGGCTTCACTTCTATCAGATATTGCAAAGACAAATAAGCCAGCAGCAAAGAAAACTACAGCTAAGAAAGCAACTGTAAAAAAGACCTCAGACAAGTAGGTCTTAATATGAGATGCAAAAGATGCCTTGGTTCCGTGTTCTTAGACAGAGTATTCTCTCAAAAATTACACGTAGAACTTTTTTGCATCAGGTGTGGTAAAAGATGGATGTTAGATAAAGAGAGGAATGCATTAGGTAGATGGCTAGACGCAAAGGAAAGACGCTATCTAAAAAAGTCAGGTATTTCTTCGTAAACGAAATGCTGCATAAAACGCTGCATGTAAATCGTAGTAGTGATATTGTAACAGCATGGTGTTATTCTCAAAAGAGAAGAACTGCCTACTCTTGGTCTGAGACTCAAAAGGGTATGGAAAAAGCCTATACAATCACAGAAGTAGCTAACATTCTAAATCGTCACAGAATGACGATAGATAAATATATTCGTGATGGAATAATTAGAACTCCAGAAAGAAGTTATAAGATTGATGGTAAGTTTGACTCTTACGGCAAATACTTCTTCTCTGAAAAAGAGGTTCTAGAGCTTCATGATTATTGCTCAACGGTCAGTGTAGGGAGACCACGCAAGGATGGGTTAGTAAATTCATCTGGTCTCCCTACTAGATCTGAGGTTAGATCAATGTTAAAAGAAACATCAACATTATATATAAAGAATGACTCAGGGGAATTTATTCCAGTTTGGAAGGAAAACGTATGGTAATAAGGCGGAAGAAGCAACAGCAATATATACTTCCTCAAACTGAATTCAATATTGCAAAGAACAGTAGTCTATATTTAAAGAACGCAGCCACAATGTTATCTAAAGCGGCATCTATTGCTGAGATAACTAATGATACAGATACACTTCTTCAGATAGCTGGAGCGTGGCTAGAAATTGGTAAGCAGGACAAAAGATTAAAAAAGAATAAGCGTAAGCCTCAATTATCCGTAGGCTTTACACCGCTCATAGAACGTGATATTATTGAAGAAGAAGAGGATGAGGATGACGATTATGAGTGAAAACACAAAGGTAAAGGTAGATCTCCAGTACACACGTAACCTTGGCAACTATGAAAGCATTAAGGTAAGCATTGGGGTAGAAGATTTTTTGCGGTCAGAAGAGAATGTAGATAAGGCTACAGAGCGTGTATACGCATTTGTAGAAGGAAAGCTAATTGAAAAAATGCAGGAGATTGAAAAGGAGCTTAAGTCTTAATGGCCAAAGAAGAGGCGAGACAGCCATACATTCTCATCTCAATCTATGAGATGCTATATAAAGAAAAATATAATCGTACTCCAAAAATTAATAAGTATCGTGAAAAATGGGCCATGCAAGATGTTATTGATAGTATAGGTTTTGATCGTGCTAGAAATGTTTTAGAGTATTACTTTAGGACAAATCGTCCAGGGCATCCACTGCAACATTTCTTCTTTAATTTTGACAAGCTCGACCATGTAATGATAGAATTGGATAAAGACAAGTTAGCTAGAGAAAAGCTAAGAATGCAAACAAAACAGATGGTAGAAGAGAGAGAATCACTTGAACACTGAAGCGGCAGTAATTAGTGCAGTATGTAAGAATAAAGATATCTCTGTTCTCATGCAAGAGAATGTGGATGATCTTTTTCAGTCGCATAAAGATGTATGGGAAGGATTAAAATCTTACTACTCTAAGTTCAGGTCTGTTCCAGAAGCGGATGTTCTATCAGATAAATTTAGAGACTTTGATGTAATTGCTACTAATGCGGAAACTGGATATTACTTAGACCAACTAAAGAATGAATTCCTTTCTGGTAAAATTAGAAACTTATTATTAAATACAGGTTCATCACTTAAAGAAAATGCTGCTTCTCGTGTAATTGCGGATATGCAAAAAGAAATATCAAAGCTTGGTAAGTATGCAAATAATGTAAGAGACGTAGACTTAACAGATTACGAGAGTGCACAAAAGCATATTATGGCACTAAGAGAACGCTCAGATGCCATGGGTGGCTCCCCAGGTATTGCTACAGGGTTTAAGGCTATGGATATTGCATACCCAACTGGTATGGCTCCTGGACACCTAATTGTTGCTATTGGTTGGCCAGGACGTGGTAAGACGTGGCTCACATCCTACCTTGCGTGTAAAGCTTGGGAACAAGGATTCAAGCCTATGATTGTATCTCTTGAGATGTCACCAGAAAATATGCGTGATCGTATTTATACCATGTTAGGCTCTGGACAATTTAGAGCAAGTGATTTTGCTCGTGGAGATGTAAACATTGACGATTTTGGAGCATGGGGTAAGAAAAGATTTGCGGATAAGCGTGGATTCATCCTTGTTTCAAATGAGGGAATGGCGGATGTAACTCCAGCAACAGTTCAGGCAAAGATTGATCAACACAAACCAGATTTAGTTATTCTTGATTATCACCAGCTATTTACTGATACAAAGCGAAGCAACGGTGCTACTGAGCGTAACATGAATATTTCTCGTGAGTTTAAGATGTTAGCCGTAAGTAACAATATTCCAGTAATTGATATTACTGCAGCAACTATGGATGACGTATCAGATCAAGATGCGCCACCAATGCTATCTCAGGTTGCTTGGTCAAAGGCTATTGAGTATGATGCTGATATGGCTATCGCTATCCACAAGCATGCAGATACGGACCTTATTGAGGTAGTTTCTAGAAAGAATAGACACGGGAAAAACTTCTCATTCTATTTAAATTGGGACATTGACAGGGGTATAATTGAAGAAGTATACCAGAACGGAAGTCAGAATGACCCACAGAAAGATTCACCGATTTCAGGTTAACGGCATCATACGTGATGACGCAGACTTCATACGACTAAGAAATCAATACGAGAATTTATTAACTCACCAGATGAGGATAACTGGATATGTCAAGGTACTTGACATAAACCCAGCCTTTTCGGTACAATTTAATACTATAGAGCAAAATTACGACTTTGTGTTTACAATGCATGGAGTCTTCGTAGGAAAGAGAAAAGCGTGGCATTCAGAGGGAATGGTTCAGGGTCAATTGATTCACAGGTATACGCCCCATTACAAATCAGAGCTGTCCTCAGAGCGATCAATGTCGAAATAGTCTCTCAAACAGGTAACGACTTTCTTTGTCTTTGCCCATTTCACGGAAACAGAAACACACCAAGCTTTAGCGTAAGCAAAGAGCGTGGAGCATTTATATGTTTTAATCCTTCATGTGGTGAATCAGGAAGCATAATAGAATTAGTTAAGAAGATGACTGAAAGAAATGATTTTGAATCAATTCGTTTTATTTCATCTAAAGAAGATGAGATTAAAGAAGACTTTGAAGAAAGACTTTCAGATATTATGGTAGATTCAGAAGATCTAAAAGAGTTTGATATGTCAATTATTACAAAGCTCTCTTCTGAAATGTCAGGAAGCAATGATGGAAGAGACTACATGCATATGCGTGGGTTTACTGACCAGACTATATTAGATTTTGATATTGGGTTTTCTTCAAACCAACAGATGGTTACTGTTCCAGTGCATAGCGCTGATGGTAAATGTATTGGTATCGTAGGAAGACATATAACAGAAAAAAGATTCAAGAATTCACCAGGTTTACCAAAGAGCAAAACTGTATTTAATATACACAGAGCTAAAAAAGTAAGTCCAGTGGCTATAGTTACAGAAGCATCTTTTGATGCTATGAGATTACATCAGGCAGGATTTCCAAACGGAGTCGCTACACTTGGTGGACATATCTCTAATGATAGTATTAGCCTTTTAAATAAGTATTTTACTAAGGTTATTATTATGACAGACAATGATCAAGCAGGCAGAGAGCTTGGCTTGGCAATTGTAAAAAAGTTAAAGGGTAAAGAAGTCCTATGGGCTGTTTACGACAATAGCACAATATATCCGCATGGAGCAAAAGATGTTGGCGATATGACTGATGAGGAAATTAAACATTGTGTTAACAATGCTATACCTCATTACGAGTACTCCAATAATATGATACAATAGAAGTAACGGGGCATTTATAGCCTCAACTATAAAAGGAGAATATATAAAATGAGTATCGTTCGTGGTCTTAAGAATATGAATAAGACATTAGATAAACCAACTTACAACAGCGGTGAAGGTTCAAAAGCTCGCTGGCTTAAGCTTGAAGATGGAGAAAGCATTAAGATTCGCTTTCTGCAAGAGTTAGATCCTGACTCACCAACATATGACGAAAAAATGGGCCTAGGTTTTATTGCACTAGAGCATACTAATCCAAAGGATTATCGTCGCAAGGCACTAGACACTATGGAATCAGACGGCAGAGACTGGGCTAATGAACAGCACCGTAAGGACCCTAAAGCAGGCTGGAAGGCCCGTAGCCGCCTTTACATCAACGTTCTAGTAGATGACGGCAAGGAAGAGCCATACGTAGCTATCCTTTCTCAAGGCACAAGCGCAAAGACAGTTACTCCAACTCTTATTGAGTATGCTGGAGAAATGGGAAGTATCTCAAACTGCACTTGGCGAATTAAACGCACAGGTACAAAAACAGATACAAGTTACACAATCATCCCACTTGCAAAGGATGAGCAACCATTTGATACATCAGCACTAGAACTAATTGATCTTGAAAAAAGCGCAGTGCGCTATGTTCCTTATGCAGAGCAAGAAGCATTTTACCTATACGGTGACGGCGGAGCTGCAGAAGAATCAGTAGAAACAACCACATCTAATTTAGAGTGGTAAATAATTAATCTATAGGGGGGCGAAAGCCCCCCTATAAGTAATGGAGAATAATGACAGACTTTACACATCTTCACGTTCATAGCTATTATAGCCTTATGGATGGGTTGAATTCGCCTGCAGAATTAATGCAGGCAGCAAAAGATCTTGGACATACATCTATTGCCATTACTGACCACGGAACTTTATCTTCTCACAGAGAAATGCAAATTGCGGCGGAGGAACAAGGATTAAAGCCTATCTTAGGTTTAGAAGCATACATATCACCTACAGACAGGTTTGATAAGTCGTCTAAGACAGATAAGAGTGTTCAGGCTTATAACCACATCATCTTGCTAGCAAAAAATGAAAATGGATTAAAGAATTTAAATAGGCTTTCAGAGATTGCGTGGACTGAAGGATATTATCATAAGCCTAGAATTGACAGAGAAATTTTGGCTGAATATAAAGAAGGAATCATTGCACTGTCTGGATGCATGAATGGTCTTATCTCAAAAGCAATTATTCGTGAAGAGTATGACGAAGCAAAGGCACTTGCTAAATGGTTTAAAGATACATTTGGTAATGACTTCTATATGGAAGTACAGCCACATAACCCACAAGATCTTAATAAAAAGCTTCTAGAGCTTGCAGATGCTTATGGCATTAAGCCTATTGCAACAGCAGACTGTCACTATGCTAAGGCAGAAGATCGTGCAACAGAAGAGGCTATGCTTATTCTTTCAACATCACCAAAGATTAATAAAGATGCAGACTTTGAGGCATCACGAAAGATGACAAACATTTTTGAAAGATTAAATTACCTATACCCAGAAAGAAAAATATCTTTTCAGGATATCAATGTTTATGTTTCTTCAAGAGAAGAGATGCAAAAAGATTTTGTTGAGCAGGGGTTTACTAGAACTGATATCTATCACAACACTTTAGAGGTTTCAGATAAGATTGGCTCATATGAATTTAGAAGAGGCTTAGACTTACTACCAGTACCAAAGACAAATGCTGACAACAAGCTAAAAGAGTTGGCATTAAATAGTCTTAAGGAGAAGGGACTAAATAAAGAGTCTCACGGAAATGATGAGTATGAGCTTAGACTAGATGAAGAATTACAAATCATCAAGGATAAAAGTTTTGCTTCGTACTTCTTGGTTGTTTCCGATATGATTAACTTTGCAAAGAACAAAGATATCATGGTTGGTCCAGGACGTGGATCTGCTGCTGGCTCATTAGTATGCTACCTACTTGGCATTACTACTGTAGATCCAGTAAAATTTGATTTGTTGTTCTTCCGTTTTATCAATCCAGAGCGTAATGACTTTCCTGATATTGATACAGACTTTGAGGATCGACGTAGAAAAGAAGTTAAAGAGTATTTGAGAAAGAAGTTTAAGCACGTAGCTTCTATCTCAACGTTTACATATTTCAAGGATAAAGGAGTCGTAAGAGATGCTGCTCGTGTATTTGGAGTACCACTATCTGAAGTTAATAAAGCGCTTAAGCAAGTTGACACGTTCGAAGAGTTCGAAACAAGCCCAAACGCATTCTGGTTCAGAGAAAGATATCCAGAGGTAACTGAACTAGCAAGAAGTCTTCGTGGCAAGATACGAAGTGTTGGTATGCATGCTGCTGGGATGGTAGTTGCAAAAGACGAACTTGTAAAGTTTGCACCAATTGAAACTAGATCTGATAAGGATGATGACGTCAGCGGACGAATACCTGTTGTTGCATACGATATGGATACTGTTGCAGACATTGGTCTTATTAAGATCGACGCACTTGGATTAAAAACATTATCAGTTATATCTGACACACTAAAGATGATTAGTGACAGGCATGGAAAGCATATTGATTTAGAGTCACTAGACCTAACTGATCCAAAAATATTTGAAGATCTATCAAAAGGATTTACAAAAGGTATCTTCCAGGCAGAAGCAACACCATACACAAACCTTCTAATAAAGATGGGTGTTAGTACCTTTGAAGACTTGGCTGCTTCAAATGCTTTGGTTCGTCCAGGAGCAATGAATACTGTAGGTCATGCATACATAGCCCGTAAAAAAGGACAGGAAGATATTGTTTATCAGCACGAAATAATGAGACAGTTTACGGAGAGAACTTATGGCGTTATTATTTACCAGGAACAAGTTATGCAAGCATGCGTACACCTTGGCGGTATGTCCATGTCGGAAGCAGATAAAGTTAGAAAGATCATTGGAAAGAAAAAGGATGCTAAAGAGTTTGATGAGTTTAAGGAAAGGTTCGTTGAAGGTGCTTCAAAGCATATTCCAGTCAAAACTGCTGAAGAGCTTTGGCATGACTTCGAAGCACACTCTGGATATTCCTTTAATCGCTCTCATGCTATTGCTTACTCTCTTCTCAGTTATTGGACTGCTTGGTTAAAACACTACTATCCTACAGAGTTTATGTTTGCAATTCTTAGAAACGAGCATGATAAAGATGCACGTACTGAGTACCTTATTGAGGCAAAGAGACTTGGAATCAAGATTCTACTTCCTCACGTAAATGAATCAGATTTAGATTTTAAGATTCAAAAAGATGCAATTAGATTTGGTCTTTCAAATATTAAGTTTATATCTGATAATATTGGTAAGAAGTTGATGGAAGCTGGTCCATTTAAATCCTATAAAGATTTAGAAGATAAAGCTTCTGTTAAAGGTAGTGGAATTAATTCAAGAGCTTTAGCAGCACTAAACTCAATTGGAGCAGCAGCTTTTGAAGATAATCCACGAACTGGTAAAGAGTCAGAGAACCTATATGAGTATCTAAGTATTCCAAAGTTTGATCTTGGAAGAGTGTCTCCACACATTAAGGCACAGGTCACAGCACTTGAAGACTTTGAAGAGCGTGGAACATTCGTTATGCTTGCTATGGTTAAGGGAATCAAGAAGGGCAACGGATGGTCCAGAATCGAAATGGTAGACGAGACTGGAACTATTGGAGTATTCCATACGGAGCAAACACAAATTGAAGTAGGTAACATGTACTTCTTCTTGGTCGGAGACAATAGAATCCATAGATATGTTACAATAGATGATGTAGCAAATAGGGTTAATGATACATTCGTAACATTCCTACACTCAGAAAGTTTAAATATACCAGATGGAATGAAGATGAGCGTAAGCCTTCTCCCATACAGAACAAAGCAGGGGAAGTCTATGGGCCATTTAATTATGTCTAATAGTTCTAAAGAACTTACTCGTGCAATTGTATTTCCACAATCGTATGATAAATTAAAATCAAGAATCAAAGATGGAATGATATACATTCCAGAAATCGGCCAAACAGACGATGGCACTTATTCGCTAAGGAGCGTAAAATGAACGAAGATATGAAAAACGAATCACCAGAATCAGAAAATGAGCTTATTGCTCCATTTGAAGGTAAGCTAGACATTAGCCATGTTGTTTCAGTTATTATGGATCACATTGGCGGAATTGTAAGAATTCCAGCAGAAAAATTTACTAGCTCTATGACAGTAGATAGAAAGCTAATTATAGAATACGATAATGAATCTAGAGACTTTATTATTACAATTGAGCAAGGTCTAGTTGGCAAAGAGGAGATTGAAGTTGAGTAATTTAGTAACAGACTACGGCCTAGACGCCTTTGCAGCAACCTTGCACGAGAGTGCAATTGAGAAGGGGTTTTGGGACGGAGAGGTCACATACGATAAGCTTGGAAACAAGTTGGCGTTAGTTCATTCAGAGGTAACAGAAGTTCTGGAAGCATTACGCAAGTCAAAGGGTAGCGAAGAAATCGTAGAAGAAATCTCTGATGTTATTATTAGACTTTTAGATGTCTATGCAGCAATGAGAAATACTGGAATGGTAGATCATTCATTAGACGACATACTTCACAAGAAGATCAATAAAAATTTATCTAGACCAAAGCTTCATGGGAATCTTTTCTAGATGACACTTGGCGGTTACTTCCTATATGGTAGCGAGGGAGAACTACTGCTAGTTATTAAAAGCGACAATGAAGATCTTTTATTAACTATTATTAAAAAGCTACAAGCTTCAAGAGATAAAGATATTAAAAAACTAGGATCAGAATTAGAGGAAAACTTTCATGACAGAGATATCAGAAATTCTAGCAAAGCTAGACCCCAAAACAAGACAAAGAGTGCAAGCCGCAGTAGAAGTGGAAACAATAAAGCAAAAGACACCAAGCATAGGACTAAACCTAGCACTTAAAGGTGGCTTTGGCCATGGAAGACAAATTTTAGTATGGGGGAATAAGTCTGCTGGAAAGTCCTCATTCTGTTTGCAGATGATTGCAGAAGCACAAAAAGAAGGAAAGACCTGTGCTTGGATTGACGCAGAGCATTCTTATTCTCAGGAGTGGGCAGAAAAGCTAGGAGTTAATTCAGATGAGTTAATCTACTCACCAGCAAAAACTATTAATGATATGGTTGATGTTGCACAGCAGTTGATGGAAGCTGGAGTTGATATTATTGTTGTAGACTCTATCTCAGCACTACTGCCAGCAATTTACTTTGAAAAAGATAGCAATGATTTAAAGAAACTAGAAGACACCAAGCAGATTGGTGCAGAAGCAAAGGATATGACACATGCCGTCAAAATGCTTAACTACGCAAACAAGAACACACTACTTGTACTCATTTCGCAACAACGAAATCAATTTGGATCTATGCATGCTAGCCACATCCCAACGGGAGGAATGGCAGTTAAGTTTTTCTCATCCACAGTTGTCAAACTTTGGTCTTCGGAAGCTGAAGCTAATGCTATCAAATCTGGCATTACGGTTGGTGACAAAATTATTGAGCAGAGAGTTGGAAGACCCGTTAACTGGATTATTGATTACAACAAACTCGGCCCCCCTAATCTATCGGGACAATACGACTTCTATTATCAAGGAGAGCACGTAGGAATAGATGAAGTAGGAGAAGTTTTAGACGTTGCTGAGCAACACGGCGCTGTTGAAAAAGGCGGAGCATGGTATACTATAGGTAAAGAAAGATTTCAGGGTAGAGCAAAGACTGTTCAGTATCTTAGAGAAAATCCTGACGTAGTAGAAAGCCTGAAGGCAAAAATTTATGGGCAAGATTGAAGATCTAATAGGCAAGAAGCCTAAGCCAACCGTAGTATCAAAAGATAAAATAGAAATGGGTGGTGCATTTAGTTGCCAAACATGTAATAAAGTTGTATCAGAAGCAGAGTATAACCGTCAGGAGTACTTTGTTTTTTGGACCTGCCCAGATGGACATATATCAAAGGTTAGCCTAGGATAATGTCAGAGCGTGGTGAAGTAAAACGTGATAGTGCTAAGGCTCAAAAAAATAGTGGCCGTGGTGACTATCAAAAGGGTGATGCACAATGGAAACAGTTTCTTGTAGATTATAAAGAAGCTTCATCGTCATTTACTTTGAATAAGCCAGTATGGTCAAAGATATGCACAGATACTTTTAGAGTTAATAGAGATATGTATCCAGCACTTAAAATCATACTAGGAACAGATTCAAAGGTAAGACTTGGAATAATTGAGTGGGCAATTTTAGAAGAACTAATTACATTTTGGGAGGATAATCATGGGGTCAAATAATAAGCATCCAATGAATAAAACTGTTATTAAAAATGGCAGAATAGTAAGAATCCGTAAAGACGGAGCAATAAAAGCTGATCTAGGACCTTACCTGACAGTACATAAAAAGAATTTGGAGAAAAAGAAGTGAGAGAACTTATATTAACTACGCTTACAGGTATTGCTGTAGGTGGAGTGTTTAGTGTATTTAAACTACCAATTCCCGCACCACCAGTATTTGCTGGGTTAATGGGCATTGTTGGGCTTTGGATTGGCTACGCCTTGGTACAGAAGGCTTTCCAGTGACAACATTTCTTTTTGGACTACTACTTGGATTTGCCTTCGGATACCCATTTGGATTATTTATAGATAGATTGGATAAGCATGTCAGACAAAAGCGTACTAGAGCTAATTAATGATGTAACAGAATTTAACGACCTTCATGATCTAATGAAGGACGAACAACTTGATAGAGCGTTAGCAATTGTTATTAAGTTAATTATGAATCCTGATATACCATCAGCAAAAGCCCCTATGTTAATTATTGAACTACAAGCAATCAGCGCAAAACTAGCCGTACTCGCTGCCTATTATACAACTTTCGGCAGAGATAAGAGCAATACTTTGAACTACAATAAAAAGAATATTTACTACTCTGCGAAAGAGGCCATAGATAGATTAGTGGACGCACTAAAGTATGCTGCGAGAAACTAAATGGGTAGAGATCTAATAACAAACTTAAAATTCAAGAAAACAATGGGAGAGTTTGATCCAATTGAATTCGGAAGAATGATGAATGAAGCCTACACAGCAAATAGAAACTTAGATAGGTATGCAAAAAAGCATACTTTTTCTCCAAGCACCGTCGGTTATGGATATGGAATGTGTCCAAGATACTGGTTCATAGCATTTAACGGCTGTGAGTTTGAAGATAATTTTGATGCAATTGCAATTGCTAATATGGAAAATGGGAAACAGGCACACGAAAGAATTCAAACTTTATTAGAAAGCGCAGGTCTTGCTAAAGAGTTAGAAAGAGAAATTCTATGTGATGATCCTCCCATAAGAGGCTTTGCAGATATGATTGTTGACTGGTATGGCACTGAAATAATTGGAGAATTAAAAACAGTCAGAGACGAAGTGTTTGCTGCAAGACAGACGAGCATGGCTCCAACTACATCACACCTAATTCAGCTATTACTTTATATGTGGGTTGAAAAGCTTGATGAAGGCTTTTTGATGTATGAAAATAAAAATAGCAACGAGATTCTTATTATGCCTATTAATATGAATGCTAGACATAGAGCTCTTATTGAAAAGACTATTGAGTGGATGAGAGTAGTTTATAAAAACTATCAGGCAGGACATTTGCCAGAAAGACCATTCACTAAAAGTACATCTACATGCAAGTACTGTCCAGTAAGAAAAGAATGTTGGGCTGGAGAACATGGAGATTTAATTATAGAAAAATTGGATCTTCCAAAATGATATGCGCTAGATTTGAGTGCTCAGCAAGCTTTGAGCCAAAGACACACAATCAAAAATATTGTTCTGATGAATGCTGCCGTATTGCAACTAATAAAAGAATCATGGAGAAATACTATGAGAAAAAAGCTATTAGAAGCGGAGCAGTAAGAATATGCAAGAATAAAGGTTGCGAAAAACAGCTTAGTAGATACAACTATGATTCCGTGTGCTCATCTTGTGAGTCCTTAGCAATAAAGAATGCTAAGAAAAAGTTATTGGATATGATAAATGACGCTGGCAAAGCTAAATAAAGTAAGCGCATCTACCGTAATTGGTATAGACGCATCTACTAATTCTGTAGCATTTTGTCTTTTCAGAGATGGAAAGCCAGAAAGATATGGCAAGATTCTTCTTAACGGAATGACAATTTATGAAAAGATAGCTGATGCTAGAAACAAAATTGGTGCATTTAGCGAGGAGCTTAAGGCTGATTATATCGCAATGGAAGGCGCAATTATGGTTAAGTCTGCTGATGCGGTAATAAAACTATCATATGTATACGGAGTAGTACTTGCTGAACTTATGCAGTATAACCCAGAGGTAATAACTGTTGCACCTATATCTTGGCAGTCATACATAGGAAATAAGAACCTTACTAATGATGAAAAGAATGGTATTAAAATTACAAACCCAGGAAAAACAGATTCCTGGTATAAGACAAAGCAAAGAGAAATAAGAAAGCAAAGAACCGTAGACTGGGTAAAAAGATCTTTCGGTATTGAGCTAGATGATTTTGATGTTGCGGATGCAGTAGGTATTGCCTTCTTTGCACAGAAGACATTGACGGAGAAGAAGTGAAGCTCTACCAAAGCAAAGATTATTTATTTAGAAGATATGTACTTCAAAAGAAAACGATAAAGGAGATAGCAGAAGAATGTCAAGTATCGCACATGACAATCCAGAGATATCTGGAAGACTTTGGTCTGATAAAGAATCAGAGGAAGTGGAAAAGGTAGAAACTATCTACCCAATAACTATGGCTAAAACCAATTATGGATTTAGTCTATATGTCGTTGATGGAGACGAACACGTCGGTGGAAACATTCAGAAGCTTGGATTCTGGGAGCCAGAAACAACAAATTGGCTAATAAAAAATGTACAAGAAACTGATACATGCCTGGACATAGGAATGAACATTGGTTATTTTACAGAGATCATGGCTAGGGCAACTGGTCCATACGGAAGAGTGTTTTCATTTGAAGCAAACAAAGAGCTTGTTAATGTTTATGAAAAAACTATTCTAGAATCAGATAACGATTATGAGTCCACTGGTGCTATTAACTTGTTCGATATTGGCTTATCTAATGAAACTAAAGAGGCTTTTATATTAATTCCAAATACAAATATTGGCGGAGCAGGAATAACAGATGAAGACAGCACAGTAGATGGTATGACAAGCCTTCCAGTAATGCTTGATAATATAAACAATATTATAGATGAAATTACAATTGACGAGATTGATATTATTAAGATGGATGTTGAGGGTCACGAAGAAAAGATCTGGGACACTTTAGAAAGACCTTTAAAGTCATGTCGTGCTGCGATTGTAGAACTAGGACCATATCACTCAGAAGAGTTTTTAAATAAAGTATCATCTCAATTTAACATGTATAGATTAGTTAATGATGAAGAGATGGAAATTGTAGTTGGAGATATTATAGATGCTCCACACCATATGAATGTTGTATTAAGGCATAAATCCTAGTTAATTAGCTTTGACATTTTAGTTGACCAAGAGTATACTTTATATAGAACAGGAGATATCATGTCTGAAATAGAATTAGCAGAACGTTTTGACCGTATGAACAAAGTAGTAGAACAAATGCTTATGGGCAATAGTGCTACTCAAATTTCAAAGACTCTATCTCTTCCACGTAAAGACGTGCTAGAATTAATTGAAGAATGGAAAACTGTTGTTCGTGATGATTCAAGTGCAAGAGACCGTGCAAAAGAAGCGGTAGCAGGTGCAGATCAACACTACGCAATGCTCATTAAAGAGGCCTGGAAGACTGTAGACGATGCAGATCAGGCAGGACAACTAAATGTTAAGGCTACCATATTAAAGCTTATCTCAGACATTGAGCAGAAAAGAATTGCTATGCTTCAGCAGCTTGGACTACTTGATAATGCAGAGCTTGCCAGCCATCTTGCAGAAACAGAAAGAAAGCAAGACATTCTTATTGGAATATTAAAAGATATATCAGCAGAGTACCCGCAGGTAAGAAATGAAATTATGCGTAGGCTTTCACAGATATCTAATCAAGTTGAAGAAGTAATCATTGCAGAGGCAAATAATGTAACTAGCCTCAGAGATGTGAGCGAAGATGTCGTTTAATTTTGCAGACATAATTGATATACTTGACGGTGAAGAGTTTGAAGAACGCCCAGTAGAGTTAGATGAATTTGTTGTCAGCCACGAGTATCTTGGACTACCACCATTATCCGAGTATCAATACATGCTTATCAGAGCAAGCTCACAAATATATAAGAGGGCAACTTTAAATAAATTATATGGTGAAGAAGCTGGCGAAAAGCGCTGGAAAGAAACAGTCAATGAAGTAGTAGCACAACTGGGTAAGGGATCAGGTAAAGACTACTGCTCTACTATTGCCGTTGCTTATATTGTTTATCTTTTATTATGTTTAAAAGACCCAGCAAAATATTTTGGAAAGCCTCCTGGAGACTCAATTGATCTTATTAATATTGCTGTTAACGCACAGCAGGCTAAGAATGTTTTTTTTAAAGGGCTTAAGACAAGAGTTGACAAGTCCCCTTGGTTTGCAGGAAAGTATATAGCAAAGGCGGACGTAATTGAGTTTGATAAAGGCATTAGCTGTCACTCAGGTCACTCCGAAAGAGAAGCATTTGAGGGATACAACGCACTAGTAGTTATCCTGGACGAGATTTCTGGATTCAGTGTTGACAATACAACAGGTCACGAGCAAGCTAAAACGGCTGGAGCAATATATGATATGTATAGGGCATCAGTAGATTCACGTTTTCCAGACTTTGGTAAAGTAATACTTCTTTCATTCCCACGCTATAAGAATGATTATATACAGCAAAGATATGAAGCAGTCGTTGCTCAAAAAGAAGTAAAGGTATTGAGTCATAAATTTAAGATGGACGAAGATCTTCAAGATGGTGTAGATGGAAATGAATTTACTGTTGAATGGGAAGAAGATCAAATAATATCCTATAAGATTCCAAAGACTTTTGCATTGCGTAGACCAACATGGCAGATTAACCCAACTAGAACTATTGATGATTTTAAGGTAGCTTTCTATACAAATCCAACAGATGCATTGTCACGCTTTGCATGTATGCCACCAGAAGCAGTAGACGCTTTCTTTAAGTCAAGAGAAAAGATTGAGGCGGCATTTGTCTTAAATAATGGTGTAGACAACTCCACTGGAAGATTTGAAGAAGCCCTAAAACCGTTGGAAGATATGGAATATTTTGTGCACGTTGACTTAGCTCAAAAGCATGACCATTGTGCAGTATCTATGTCTCACGTAAGTGAGTGGGTAAAGATTAGATCATTTAATGATTATGAGCAGGTAGCTCCTAAAGTTATTGTTGATGCAGTAAGATGGTGGACTCCTACTTCAGATAAGTCTGTTGATTTTACTGAGGTCAAAGATTATATTATTTCTCTTAAGTCTAGAGGTTTTAATATTAAGGCTGTAACATTTGACCGATGGAACTCACACGATATGATGCAACAAATTAAAAATTATAATATTCACACAGAGATATTATCCGTAGCAAAGAAGCACTACGAGGATATGGCTCTTGGAATTATGGAAGAAAGAATAACTGGTCCAGATATTAAGCTTTTAATAGACGAGTTATTGCAGTTAAGAATTGTGAGAGACAAGGTAGATCACCCTAGAAAGGGCTCTAAGGACCTTGCAGACGCCGTGTGCGGGTCTATATATAATGCCATATCAAGATCACAAAAAGGCGATAGAGAAATTAATATTCACACTTGGGCTGGAAGCAAAGAAGATAATGTAAATAGCAAGGTAACTAAGGATGGAGTACCTAAGAGGATGCCAGCAGAACTCTTAGATGCAATATCAGGAATGAGTATACTATGAGTAAATACGTAAGCACTAAATTCAATGGCATGATGTGTGCCTGTGTTGGTAAGCATGTGCCATTGCCAGTAACACTTGAAACATATGAAGGAAATCATTTATGTCCAACAACATATAATAATGTTATTGAATATAAAAAGATCTGGGAAGTGCTTGGCAACGAGCCACCTGGAAGTATTAGAAAGCATTTTAGTGAGTTCGTACAGGATCTTGTACGATCAAGTGTAGACAAATCCAAGCAACTGTTGTAGAATTGTATAAGGCGGCAGTAGCTTAGTTGGTTAAAGCCCCGAACTCATAATTCGGTAATCGTAGGTTCAAGTCCTACCTGCCGCACAAAGAAAGGAGTAATCATGGCTAACAAAGAACAAAAAGGCAACGCAAATAAAAAGAAAGAGCCTAAGCTCTCTCTAAAAGAAAAACGTGCAAAAAAGCAAGAGAAGAAGAACAAGTAGTATAATTGTATTACCATAGTTTGTGGATGAGCCACAGCTCTGGTCCTGGCCAACGTGCTTGTAGGTACCTTGGGATGGAAGACTAGTTACTGCTGCCCAGCCTTCGGGCTGGGCAGTACTATAAGGAAGGCACATGGAAGATTTCGAGATGGACCAAGATGGCTTTGATCAAATGATGGAGCACTATGTAGAAATAGGCGCTGTAACTGTCAACGGTATAGATGTGTCTGGTAATTTTATTTATGTTATTACAGACAAGGCAAAGGAATTAGCTCCAGATTTATGGGAGATGCATCATGAGATGATTGATGAAGCTCTGGTAGGATTATTTGAGCAGGGATTAATAGAAGTAGAGTACGATGAAGATCTAAATGCCAATATGAAAATATCAGATGCGGCTAGAGAAGTTATGTATCAACTAGGATACGTAGATATGGAAAATTTGGATGACCCAGACAACTAGAGATAGATATTATGCGGATCTAGAAAGACTATTACCAACAAAAAGAAAAGATAAGACTGGCCATAAAAGGCGATTCATTCAAGAATATAAAAATAATAAGCCGTGTGCAGATTGCCAAGTCGTACTACCTTGGTATATAATGGAATATGACCATGTTAGGGGAGAAAAAATAGCTAACCTAACTAAAATGTATGCAACCCATACAATGGAAGAGATTGTAGAAGAAATTGCTAAGTGTGACATTGTTTGTTCTAATTGTCACAAGCATCGTACTTGGGTGTCCATGATTGGACAGGATAGGGCAGGAAATGAAAAAGATTGAGCTGACAGAAAACCAAGCAAAACAATTAGAGTCGTTTGTAGAAGACCATATGAATGGTTGCTATATGATGCTGCATGACGAAGAAGATGTAAGAGAAGGATTTGAATCATATGGCCCATATTGCGGATGTCAAACTTGTGACACACGAGAGCAATTGATGGCAACATTTGATTGGTTAAGATCTCAAAACATTGTTGACGTATACGTCAACTAGTCTATGCCTCTGTAGCTCAGGGGATAGAGCGACGGACTTCTAATCCGCAGGCCGCAGGTTCGATTCCTGCCAGGGGCACTGTTGACAGTGCATAAAAAAAAGAGTATAATTAAAATATAACAAGGAGTTGACATGCTAGGAGATAGTAGATTTACAAAAGCCCAAGGCCCGTGCTGGGAAGGCTATGAAATGATTGGCTATAAAACTCAAAATGGCAAGAAGGTTCCTAATTGTGTCAAGGTTGATGCAAAGAAGTCTAATGATACTGGGTTTGAAATTGTAGAAGTTCATCCAAGATGTGAAGGGCCAGCTTTAGTTGAAACAAATGGTACATCTGTTCTCTGCTATGGTTCTATGGAAGAGGCAAGATCGGCATTAGAAGATATGGGACGTGAGGCGGAACCAGCGTCAGTAAGACCTAACGATATGAGTAAGATTTGGAAAGGATCAGGCTTTGAAACTCCTAGATGCTGCCCCTGAAATAGAAGAGATTGAACTTAAAGTAACAGATAGGTGTGATGCATGCCAAGCGCAAGCATTTGTTTATCTAAAAGGAGTTACTGGTGAGTTGTATTTTTGTGGCCACCACTATGCAAAAAACGAAGAAAAGATAAAGTCCTGGGCATTTACAATAATTGATGCTCGTGATACAATTAATAGCAAGCCAGATTCAAACAACTAAGAGAACGGATATGCGGTGCAAACATTTTTACCATACAGCGATTTTGACGAATGCGCTTCAGTTTTAGATTCACGTAGATTAAACAAACAGTTATTAGAGGGTAGACAAATCCTTAACTCTTTGGCTGGAATCTCAAAGGGTTGGCGTAATCACCCAGCAGTTAAAATGTGGGCGGGGTCAGAATTAGTTCTATATAATTACCTAAATGCTATTGCTAAAGAATGCTACAATCGTGGAATTAAGTTTAAGAATAACTTGGATGCAATTGATCAAACAATTGACACTCATTTTCAAGCGGTAGAGTTTAATAATCGTCCATTCTGGATGAAAGATCAAACACTTTTACGAAGAGTAAATGCAACACACCAAGCTAATCTATATAGAAAGGATAGCCACGAATACGCACTATTTCAATCCGCATATGATGATGTAAACAATGATCCATGCTGTGATACCTGTAGCTATTTTTGGCCAACTCACGAATAAATGCCAAAGTATCAATATAAATGTGAATGTGACGTAAGCGTAGCAGTTGAAGATAATATACACGAGTTTGAAAGATCAATCATGGAAGATGAGCCAGACTATCCTTGCGGATATTGTGGTAAAGATATGGTTCGTGTTTATAGTTCTTTTGGAATTAAATTCAACGGTCCTGGCTTCTATAAGACAGATAATTCTAAGTAATTATCAATGGGGATTAGCTCAGTCGGCAGAGCGGGAAACTGTTAATTTCTAGGTCATAGGTTCGAGTCCTATATCCCCAGCAATGCGAGTGTTACATAATGGTAGTGTCTCTGCCTTCCAAGCAGATAGTGCCAGTTCGATTCTGGTCACTCGCTCCAATATAGGCCCTTATAGCCCAGCGGTAGAGGCACACGACTTAAAATCGTGACAGCGTTGGTTCGAATACAACTAGGGGTACTATTCTGGTATAATCGTTGTATGAGCATGTACACATATTATACAAAGATTGACAAGGTAGTCGACGGTGATACAGTAGACGTATTTATTGATCTAGGATTCAGCGTATGGCATAAGGAAAGAATTAGACTTTCTGGAATCGATACAGCAGAAAAAAACACCCCACTTGGGAAGGCATTAAAGGCTTATATGATTTCTTTGCTAGAAGGAAAGACAGTTAAGCTTGAAGTAACTAAGCCAGATAAGTACGGAAGATACCTAGGAAAGATTTATCTTAACTCGGAAGAAAGCATTAACGACCAATTAATTAAAGTTGGTCTCGCTAAAGGCTACGGCGGAGATTCAAAAGTTGGTCTCTGGACAGAAGAAGAATTAGCTAAAACTGAAATAACCGCAACACTAAAGTAAGGGACAATATGTCAGAAGATACATACATTGACAAGCTAGAGCCGCATGTTGATAAAGAGCCAGATCTAAAAAAGAAGTCCGTTTGGGAAGGTGTTTTTAATCCAGCAAGCCCAAACAGCACAGAGGAAATCTTAGAAGAAATTCTTATAGAGACCCTTGACGAAAAGCTATCAGACTGATAGAATTAAATATACTAACTGAAAGAAGAAAATGGCTAAATTGAATTACGAGGCAGCTCATAAAGTTGTCGACGCAAACTATAATCTATATTGGGACGGATGGGACATCTGTTCTTGGCGTAGAGACCATAAGGGTTTTTTTAATAAACAAGGAATTTTTAGGAATGGTAACTGGGGAATTGTAGAGTGCTTCAAGATGGAAGATGATGGCACGTGGAAGGTCCCAGATAAATATGTCAAATATATTAAATGATTTAGGCGTAGATGTAGAAGATTTAAATTGGACAGACTTAGCAGCATGTTCAGGTATGCCAGCGGAATTCTTTTTTGATACATACGAAGTTGATCAAACTTTAGCTAAAAACATTGATGAAATGTGTTTAGTTTGCCCAGTAGCAAAGCAGTGCCTTGCCGCTGGAGTAGAGGGAGATGAATACGGTGTATGGGGCGGAGTCTATTTAACTTTAGGTGACGTAGATAAAACTAGGAACTCTCACAAAACTCCAGAAGTCTGGAAAAGATGGAAGAGTAAGCATGGACAAAGGTAGAGTTATATACAACAGGGAAATGGCTAAAGCTGTAAGACAGGTAAAGCCACCCTTTTCAGGAATTGTAATCGATATAGCGGAATATCCAGAATTTTTAACTATAAGAATGTATGAAGATAATATAATGTCTTTTGATATTAATCAAAGGGTTACTATAACTGATTACATAACTTTAGTTAGAAAAGTGATCGAATCATATGGTGTAAGATGCGAGTTCGAAGGAGTCCCAGGCGATGGCAGAACAAAGGTACAACGATAGAATACAGATAGTATGGCTCCATGAAGAACAATGTCATGGATCTATCGTTAAAGAAGGTGCATATGCATCTCTAGTTCGATACCAGCAAGACGGTATAGACTTTGAGGTGTTTGTTGACAACGGAGATTTCTCTATTGTGGATGAAATAGGCTTTGAGCATATTGAGGAGTATGATGACGGATCAGATACTTTGCTATAGTTGTAGCAAATCAAGATTTAAGATAAGCGTTAAGAAATCAACACTTATTAAAGGAATAAATTTGCTACTATGTGACCAATGCATATCTTCTGGATATGAGCCAAGATGGGCTATCATTCTGGCTGGAAGACAATATGGATCGGAACTTGTAAAAGAATACGTACTTAATCATAAATACTATGGTGAAGAGATAAGTGCAACGGAGCTTCTCGTATGAAAAAATCAGAAAAAATTGGATATATTTTAGGAATACTAATAGGACTATCATTCTGGATTTATTTAATATATTATGTAGCATCTGAATTGTTTAATAGAATTATCAATGATTCTGGAGATCCATACCCAGTGTTGACACTATTGATTGGAATTGCTATACTTATAAGACAGACTTCTTTAACTAAGAAATTCAAAGCTATTCAAGAATGGATAAATAAATGACAGTTATTTGTGCCGTTGTAAATGAGAATGGCTCGTATATTGCTGGTGACCGTGGTGCATCCGATGACAATATCATCTTGCCCTTGGCTCACCCAAAGGTTTGGCAGATAGGTCCATATCTTTTTGGATACTACGGAAGTATGGACGGCGAAAAAGTTATGTATAACTTTGAACCACCACTACCTACAGCAGCACAAAAAAAGAATATAGACAAGTTTATGGGTAACGATTTTACTAAAGCCCTAAAAGAATTCTATGACGAGCATTTCGTATTTACTGCAGAAAAAGAATGCGACTTTGGAATGATTATCATTACAGAAGGCAAGATGTACGAGCATGATGCTGGAACTATGTCAATGACAAGATTTGAAACAGATTTCCTTTCAGTTGGAAGCGGATCAGAGTATGCTTATGGGTCACTATATAGCACACAGGTCTGGAGTGACGGAAAGAAAAGAGTAAGAATTGCAATTGAAGCTGCTACAAAATATAGCCCTTCATGCATGCAGCCAATAGATGTAATATCGATACTAAGAAAAGAGATAAAATAATGAATGACTTTACACTTCAAGATTTAGAGAAGATGATTTCTGATATTTCAGGAGAATTCTATGCGGAATTCTATTCTCATCAAAACCCAGACTGGGATCAAGAATTTATTACCGTCCATAGACAGTTTGCTGAGACATACGTAGTATTTACTGTTAATAGACTTATTCAAAGATTCAACGAAATGATGGCCCCTAATGCCACAGAATGATTTTGAAACAGACGTAAAGAAGATTTTTGACGAGGCCTACGTTCTCTTGATACGAAAGCACAAGGATTACGGCCCAAAAAATATTTCATCTGCTCCAGGCGGAGCTCTTAATGGTCTAATTGTGCGAAAGCATGATAAGTTTGAGAGAATTAAAAACCTATTTTTTAATAAGAAAGACAGCAAGCCACAGTTTGAGACACTTAGAGAGTCATTTATTGATGATCTAAACTATAGCGCAATTGCCATGATGGTAATTGACGGCAAGTGGCCAGAGTAGATTTGACGGATAGTGCTATTTTTGGTACTATTGTTAGATGTGTGAGAGACACACATAAATAAACCAAATCATATGAAGAGGAATAAAAAACAAACATGAAGAAACTATCAATTATCACGGCAGTGCTTGTGGCAATGACTACTTTAGTAGCAGCCCCAGCAGCCAATGCTAATGCTGGAACTGTTACCCTTACGGTAGCTGGATCAGCAGCAACAGGTGGAACAGTAGTAGGAACTCCTGTATCACTACCAGTACCAGCAGATAACAGCATTGATGCAGCAGATGCATTAAAGATTGCTGTAACATCAGTTGACACTGGAACAGTAGTAACAGCAGTTGCAACTAATGCAACAATTGTTTCTGCTCTTGCAACATCAGCAGCACCAGTAACTGCATCAAGCGGTTCATCAACACTTTCAGTTTCAACAGGAACTGGAAACTCAGCAGACTTTTATGTATATACAAAGAGCACATCAGTAGGAACAGTTGCGATTACTCGTGCTGGAACTACAACAGTGTACTATGTACAAGGTACAGCAGGAGCACTGAACTCAATTGCAATCACCGCACCAGCAACTGGAGCAGCGGGAACAGTTGCAACTCTTAAGGTAACAGGATACGACGTATTCGGTAACCCAAAGGGTGGAGCAACAATTAATACTTTAGTAAGCTCAAATGGTGCAGCAACTGCAACAGCGCTTACAACAGATACAGCAGTAGCAACACTTGGAACTAAGGAGCAGACAGTTACACTTCCTGC